TTTCCATTCTATTTTATCTTTTACCCATTCTCCACTTAATTCTGGATAAAATTCAAAAAACATTCCACTCATTAATAAAAGTTGATACTTATTTTTCATATCAATATATGATTTATTCATAGGTTATCTATTTTATGTTCCAAACTTCTATTGGTAAATACTTTCTACAAATGTCTGCTGTTAATTGTTGATTTTCTTTTTTAGCAGCAGCATTAGAAGCAGCAGCAGCATTAGCAGCATAAGCAGCATAAGCAGCAGCAACAGCAGCAACAGCATTAGAAGCAAAAGCATTAGAAGCAGCAGCAGCATTAGCAGCATAAGCAGCATAAGCAGCATAAGCATAAGCATCAGAAGCAGCAGCATAAGCAGCAGCAGCAGCAGAAGTATTCAACTCCTCTCCACTTATTTTACCCTCCCCAAATGCGATAGCTGCATCAACAGCTTTAAGGCTTCTTTCATCCTCCATTAAGTGGCGAACAGTATTGGCACAATGTCCTTTAGCTAAGGTTAGTGGTTGTAAGTCATCTGGATTAGTTCTTTTGAATAACCAAAGAAGCCAATCTCCTCTGTGACAGGTAGCATAACATTCTTCCCAAGATTTATTTCCTACCCATTCCATTGCCTCTTGACAAGCATTTAATTTCATTAGTAGTTCTTTCATAGATTATTTGTTTTGGGTTGCTTTATATTCCTCTATTTGCTTAACAATATCATCTGTATAAGGAATGTATATGATGTTCATCCATTCATGAAATGAATAGGTTGAATCTGGATGGTTTATCTTATACTCTTTATACTTATCATCTAATGTTATCATCTTCTTGTTAGTAGGTGGTAACAGCTTAGCAAAGTATTGTGTTTCATTGTATAGAAATCTCTTCACTATTTCAAACTCTACATCACTGTTATTCCATTCATCAATATCATCACATATCTTTGTGTGATCTGGATGTAATGAGTATTCATCACTATCTGTTGTGATGATGAACCAATCTTGGTCTTTTTTAATCAATTTACCTTTCATATAATTATAATTTATAGTTCTGCTAATTGTGTTTGTTCTAGTAGTTCGTCCATTGAGAAATTTATGTCACTGCAATCTTTAATCAATTCAATTAGTTTTTTCAATGCTTCTTCTGTAAATGCAAAGCGTTTAGCAAGGAAATACTCATATGGCAATTCTTTATCAGTGAGCTCTATCTCTGCTAGAACAACACCTAATTCTTTTTGTGGTAATACAGTGACAGTGAATATAATATTATACTCATTATCCTTCTTTACCCACTTATTAGCAGGTATTTCTTTTGGTCTATTACTATCATCAATACATATGCATTCTACCATAACGTTATATTTAAAATAAAATAGGAAGGGAGTAGAAACTCCCCATCCTTGGAGTCTAGGTTGTGTTATCTGAACCTTATGATTCTTTGTTTCCATTCATCAGATGGAGTGTAAAGATAACGATTGTTCTTAATTATTAATCGTTTAGATGCTATTTTTCTCTCGCAATGATTTGCAATTGCTGTAAGAAGCTTATCAAATGGATTAGTGACTGTTGGCTCATACACTAATATGTTTCTAGTTGTATAATTCCTTGTGGAATAAACTAATGTTGCTTTCATGTTGGGAATGATTTAGTTATTTAGAATAATATAGTTTAATATGATCCTCATATACATCTATAGATGTAATATTGAATGAGAATACTGGTGTAGCTTGTTCTACAACAATAGGAGCTTGTTCTTCTACAGATATTACAGCTTCTTCTTGTTGTACAATAGGATTGTTTAAATCCCTTCTAAGCTTTCTAAGCTTTGCATACACTCCTTGTGAAGAACGATTGAACTTTCTACCATAGGTTAATGCTGCTCTACTAATCTTAATCTTGGGATTAGCTGCTACAATTTCTAATTGTGTTAACTCTTCTTGACTGTAACTGCCACAGTCTAGCATTTTGATTTTAGGCATGATTGGTGTGTTTTTGTTTGGTTTATTTTAAAAAATCAATTTCTGTTGGTGTTCCTGTAAGCTTTTTATAGATGAGCTGTGTCTTAGCACCACTAATTGCTGTTTTATAAGCATCTAATGCTAAATGTCCCACCTTTAAGTCATTACCTTTGTGATATTGGGTTAATAGTTTGTCACCCATGTCACGTGTTACATTAATTACATCTGTAACTGTTGTTGTTTTTACTGTTTTACTTGCCATTTGTTTGATTTTAATTTTCTATACAATTGTATTTGTTTACGTTTAAGTTCTATGAGCTCTGGTGGTATTTCATTAATTTTTAAACCAAATTCAGAACAACTCTTAATAATATAATGTTTGACTATACCATCAGTAAGTTTAGCTCTAAGTTTTTTATCATAACGAGATTTTCTTTCTAAAACTTTTTCTCTGTTATTTTTCATATCTCTATGATATTGATTTATAGCTAACTGTGATCTAAGTTTTTTAGTAGATTCTTTTTCTTGGTATTTTTCTCTATGTTTTTTACCAGCAGGTGTTTTATAGTAATTGTTTGTAAACTCTTTTCCTTTATCCGTAGCTCTAAATGCTTTACGTCTTTCAGCCATTTTATAAAAACAAGTGTTTATATGAAGTTTACCATTTGTATGTTTAGTCATATACCATTTTGTACCACCACAATGTGGACATATCTTATCTGGAATATCTATTGTAGGCATAATAATTAAATTAAAAAAGCTCCCCATTTCTGAGGAGCCCCAATGAAAAATCCACCAACTAACCAATATTTCTATTATGTGCATCATACATTGCACTAACGTTCATCTCTTGACACCATTTGTTGAAAGCTTCTCTTTCTTCTGGTGTTATTATATTTCTAATCTTGAATTCTACCTTCTTTGGTTGTTCTTCTAGTGGTTTGTCGTTAAATAGTAGTGTTATTATTTTCTTTAAATCTTCCATAAAGGTTTGGTTTAGTCTGGGTCTTCTTCATAATAAAATTTACGTACTCCTTCTCCTCCACATATTGGACATGTAGCATCTGGATGAGAGCCTTCTCCTGTTCCATTACAAAATGAACACATTTCTTCTTCATATTCCTCTTCATCATCATCTTCCTCATCAGAAACGTTATCAATTGTTCTAATGGTCACTTTATTATAGAATAGTATGACAGCATCACCTTCAAACTCATCATCTTCCATCATCTCAATAGCAATGTCACCATTCCATTCTTCTAATATCATATTGATAATCTTTACATCAATGTCCATTAGGTCTTCTGAATCATCTCCTGGATCATACCAGCCTATCTGTTCTGGATCAGCTAATACAATCTCTGAATCATCAGGATTTAACATTTGAGCCACTATATATGGTTCAACTGGAGCACCATTTATCTCCATATAATGGTCTTGATCACGTGGTAATTGATCTAACTCTCTGATTTGCATGTAGTTATAATCACCATCGTTCATTCTTTGTAAAAAGAACATGCCTTTTTCTAATTCTCTAGGCATATAGCTTTTGAATACTAGTTTTGCTGGAACAAACATATAATAAAGGTTTTGTGTTTAAATTAAGGGCTCCTGTTACAGAGCCCTATTGTCTAATATCCCAACATAGCCAACATTGTCTCATCAGCTGTTATATTCACTGATGAATTAGTTATTTTAAACTCGTATATAAACTTGGCTAATTGTTTAAATACGTAAAATTCTCTTAGTGTCAATTGGATGGTTTTCATTTGATTATGGTTTTTTGATGATGGTGTCAGCAAATCTAAATAAGAACTGATGTTCTTCCTCACTATATATCACTTCCATTTTAGTTGGTTTCCAGGAATCTCTACTTATAGTGTGTATATTAAACTCTTCAGGCATGTCGTATTTAACTTTCTCAGTTAATGTGCCTAAATAATAGGCAAATCCCACTAATAGAGCTACAAATAGTGGAATCATACGTTTGATGTCAAATAATGGTTCTGTTTGCATGTTATTTCTTTTTTAATGTATCTAATATGAATCTGAATAGATATTTACCTTGCTCCTCACTGTATGTGACTTGCATTTTAGTTGGATTGTTTTCATCCTTACTAATTAATGTCTTATTAAACCCATCTGGCATATCATATTTGTATGTATTATCTCTTAATTTTAAAATTAACGAGCCTACATACACTAGAATTGCGATGGTTATGAATATAATGGCTTTTCTAATGCCATCATAATCATATTCAATTGGTTCTTTTTCCATGTTAAGCGTCTTTTGTTATGATTAAAATAATAAATGATACCAATAATACACCTAATAATATGAATAATAGCGTGTAATATATGTTTGCAAAAAAGTATATAGCTGACATTATTGCTGTAAGCAACAATAACATTGCTATTGCTAATAAAGAGCAAGCTATTAATATAATAGCTGTTGCTCTAATTATTTTTGCTATGTTTCTCATAGTCTAATGTTTAATAGGTTCTGTAATTATGATCTCCTACTAAACACACTCTATGCATTGGAGCTTTATATCCTCCCAATCTTGCTCCAAATTCTGCTGTACATGATGTAAGAAAGCAGGCAAGGCATGCAATTACTAATAATTTCTTCATTTTTCTGATTTTAAATAATAAATAAATGAACAACAATGGCTCAATGATACAGAATACAACAACATTCACTTCTATATATGTTGTACCTGTAACATCAGCCATCCATTGCAATAATTGAACACAATAATAGAAGATAGTTTCCATAATGCTATATTACTTCGTTTCTAGATTGTTTATCACCATCAGCTACACCATCTAAATAGGCTTGCTGACACTTCTTACTAATAGTTGAGCTTATCACCTCATAAGAGGCTAAATAGCCTACAATTGATATTAAAATCAATCCTGTAAGCATATACCTATTGTAAGGAAAGAAAAACATGTAGACAAATAACAACACTGTTGTCATATTAGCTATGAACATTCCAATGAACATTTTCATAATTAGTTGGTTTAAATGATTATTTATCTTCTAATTCTGTTCTTCTTGCTTCTAAATATGCTTGAAGACCCTCTCTTTCTTGTTGTGCATACTCTTCAGTGTAAAACTTAAGCTCCATAGTATTATCTGTTCCTGGTTCAGAACAGCGTCCACCATACTTAATCTTACCTAAATGTCCCCAAAAGTACATATCTCTAATTATCTCTATAGTATCCAACTCATCAGATGTCTCTCTAATGATCTTATAACCACTGAGTTTGTTGTTGTCATTTTTAATTAGTTCTAGTTTCATGTTATGTGTATTAAATGTTTGATTAATAATGTGTTGTGTAATATATATCGCCTTTGGTAAACGCTAAAGGCTAATGACAGAGATATATATTATTTAGTTATATAAGGTGAGTTTCTCTTTAGTTTATCACCATTAGATTTACCAGCTTTAATCCTTCTAGCTAGTCTAGACTCTCCTGATGACCATTCCATAACAAACTCTCTACTATTCTTCATCTTAGGTGGTGTAGATTTGTGTTGAGCTAAGTTTCTTTCTAATTTATTCATAATATAATGATTAAAGCGAATATATAGCTTAATGTTGCCTCAGCTATATATTCTATTGTATTCATGTGCAACAAATCCCTCTGTACTCAAATAGCTGTTCATGTACATTTAATCAGAGCAATTACATTGTATTTCTACAGAGTCCTGAGCACTATTTGTCTATCCTTGGGAGCTGATTTACTATCTTACACTTGATCAGTTTTCCTACCTACGACTATATTTCTATAATCATCTACAGTAACCAATAGTGGCTGACTTTCTCAGGTTTCGATCAGGTGGTTTCACATCTACTTAATATTGGCCTAAATGAGAAGTCTTCATATCCACATAGAAATGGTACATTATTCATCATCCTCATCCTCATATAATATATCAGAAGATAAAGATTCATCTATCATAGTGAATGTTGTAATGGATTTATCACTATGAGCTCTATTAACACCAACTACACCTAAATTATCCCATATACAATCTTNTNCTTTGTCTTGATATTCTATAGGCTCAAAAAAGTAATGTAAGTCTATTATCTCCCTAATAACAGATTTATCATCATCATTATCAGGAAGTATAGTGTATCCTACACAAAAATTGTTTATATTGTATATTAGTTCTATTCTCATATAATTATCGTTTAATAGTTAGTTTATATGTAGGATGAACATTACAATAACCATTACATCTTAAATAACAATAAATATACTCTTTATCATACTTTCTTTTACGTTGTATATCTTTTGCTATTATACTAACTGTTTTATTAAGCAGTGTGTCATAGTATGTAATTGTCATGATTCAAGAAGAATAAGAACATTAAGAGTGTTGTTCTCTATATTATATTCATAATTTATAAAGTCCACTTCAAATGGTAAAGATATAGAATCAGGATTATCCTCATCATCTTTAATATAACTAAAAGAAATACATTCTCCTTTATGAGGAATATGTTTAGGATTATATATAATATGTTCTATACCTTTCTCATCTATCCTAATAGTAAGTTTTACTTCTCCTTCCATATAATTGTTGTTTAATGCTATATATTTCCCTTGTAGCTTGGTTTTTACACTATGTAAATTGTATGTCTTAGAGCTTGAGGGGTCTCACACCACCTCATTTACACTCATAAATCTGCAGGATTTATTCTACATTCCTGCAACATTTATGCTAATACCTGCACATTCCTGCATAAATACACCACAAAAGTTTATTTTCTCCTAATAGAAAAGTTTAATAGTTGCAGGTTTCTGCTGGTTTAATGCTGTTGTGCATATATGCCCACCCAAAGAAGCTATTCTTTCCCACCCTTATATATGAAATAAAGGCTCCCTGAATTAACAGAGAGCCTTTACTTACATTAACTAAGAGCATTCAATAAAGATTCACTAACCTTTTCTGCAGGTTCATCTTTAAAGATATCACTTAAAGTCTTTTCAGTTTGAGCCATAGAGATTTCTTGGTCAATATTAGTACAGCTAGCCAATTGTAAAGTTTGCACCTTAACTAGTTCACCATTGATTTCTCTATCACGAGTTCCTTCATCGAACGTAACACTATATAATTTAGCGTTATCTTTCCATTGAGCAAACTCATCATTACTATTAACAGTGAACGCAGTACCGTTATACTGATAAGTATTGAACGTTTGACCGTAGAAAGAATGACCTTCTTCAACTTGGTAAGCTTTGCCTTTAGAGATTAACTTGATCTTTAGTACGTCTCTACCTTTAATTTCTTTTTTCATGATTTTAGATTTTGATTTTTATCAGGTTATATCGAATGGGGGATACCCCCAACCCTGGCAACATGTGGAGGGGTTGTGGCTGGAAGTAGCCTCATCTCCCTTTGATATAGGGGGTATGGGGGTTTAGAAAAAAATTTTGTAAAATGTTTCACATGGAACATTTGTCAATCAATAGCTTTACTTTTCTTTACATATTGTCAAGCTATAGGTTTACATAATGTGTCATATTATACGCATTAAGATATAATTTGTGCCTTTAATGACAAATTATATCTTAAAGCATATAAAAAATAAATTTGGTTGGTATTTATTTTTACCACTACCTTTGGGGTGGTTGGGTGGGTTAGTATTAACTAAATTCTATGTATATGATATATGTTATTATTGTTGTGTTTCTTCTGTTTGCTATTGCTAAGGCATGGACAGGTTCTGAGGAAGTGGAAATGGGTATTGAGCTTATTAGTCTTTCAGCTTTTGATTTTGAGCTAGGAATATCTAATAGGACATACACTCTACAGGATGGAGGACAGGAAAAAGAGTTCAGAATAGGTATGTTGATTGTTAATGTTTACATCTTGTTCTATAGAAATAGTGCATAATATAGCATTAGATATTTTAAATAACCAATATAGTTATTTGTGGGTATGTATATAATGTATATCTTTGCTCTAACTAATTATGGAAACCAATAAGAAGATAGTAGTTCAAAAGCTTAAGAAACCTGTAGGGGATAATTATTCCTGTGCAGAGAAGTATTACACGTTGTTGTCAGCCTTAAATGATTTAAAGCTTACACAAAGGGAAATACAGCTTATAGCCTTTGCTGCTATTAAGGGGAATATAAGTTATGCTAATATACGGGAGGAGTTTTGTAACAAACACAATAGCTCCACTCCTACAATTAATAACATGATTTCTAAGCTTAAGAAGCTTGGTATTCTCGTGAAGGATGGAACGAAGATAAAGGTGAACCCAGTTATTCTATTAAACTTTGATAATAATATTGTGTTACAAATAACTATAAGTCATGGATAAGCCAGTGAGTATGTCTGTCAAGGACTATCTTATTAGAATCCTGGCAGTGAAGATGTTAACAAGTGAAAAGACAATAGAGGCTGTAGTGAACCATCAGTTTCAATCTGCCAATCAGGCAATGGATTTAAATGACAGTTTGGAGATATCAGGGTTTGGTAAGTTGTTCTTTAATAATAAGAAAGCTCTAAAGAAGATACAGACGTTGATTGTGAAGAAAGAAGCAATGGAGAAGATTATTGCTAGTGATCAAACTACAGAACAAAAGAAAAGAAGTGCAAATGTCACACTTGAAAAGACATTGATAAGTATAAACCAACTTAAACTTAGAACTAAATATGAAGATTGATTTCTCACAGGTGTACGAAGGATGGAAGAACAACCTCCTTCCAGCCAAAGAACTCAGGCCTTTAATTAGTAAAATCAGCAAGGAAAGAACTGCCATTTGTGAACAATGTGAGTTCCATTCCAAGCATCATAAGACATTAAGACTCGATGACCATTGTACAAATTGCGGATGTACACTATCTGCTAAAACAAAATGTCTCTCTTGTGATTGCCCAATAAAGAAATGGGTAGCCTTGATAGATGGTGATAAGGAAGATGAACTTAAAACTGCTATGAAAAATGAGTGATGAAACTATTATAAAGAAGATACCACTTCACAAGCTGATAGCAGCATTAGTGTCATTATATAATGGTGGTGTAGATTTTATAGATATTGTAGCAGAGAAAGGTGAGATACAGGATAAGATGCAAATAGAATATGGAATAGAATATATGAATAAGGAGGCTGCAAAAGCCATGAAAGAAGAACAGGAAGAAGAGGATGAAGAGGAAGAGGATGAAGATTATGAGGAGGAAGAGGAAGAGATAGCAGAAGAAAAACCATTAACAGACGAAGATTTAAACCAATTAATATGAACCCAGTAATAGAATCATGGATTGTAATAGAGAAGCTTGCTGCTCTATGTACTACAGAAGGTGTATCAGATGATGTAAAAATTATAGCTAATACGCAGATAACCAACCTTTTAAACAATGTGATATCTCCTAGCTTAATCAAATTATCAGCTACACAAGCTGGTATTATAACTAACTAAAATGAGTAATTATAACAATATAATACTTATTCTTGAGGAGTTACATAAGAACTTCCCTTCCTACAATATGGGAAGGCATATATCTACAGCTCTAGATGAGTATGGAGATGTATGGGGAATGACAGACAAGGAAATGGTATTTGCTTTAAGTAAGTATAAGAGTCAATTAGATCTAGATGTTCAACATGCTGATGATTCTGAAATAGATAAGATAGTTAAAGAAGGTATGGACCTTGATAACATATTAAACGAAGAGGAAGAAGAAGATGGCGACTATTAAAAAAACTACATATATAAATACAGAGCTTGAATGGGCTGAGCAACAACTCATCTCCTGGAAAGCTTATGTAAATGCAAATCCCTTACATGAACTTAAGGATAGAATTGAATGGAAGCCTACAGCTAAAGGAGGCATGTTACCTATGGTGATTGCCAGCATTGAAGCTCAAGGTAAGTTTGTACAAGAGACAATGAAGAACTATTTAGCCCTAGTGGAAGTGGTAGATAAGCTAAGAAGTATGGAAGAAGCTAAGGTGGAGATTAGAGGTAAAGGAAACTTAGGTGGACAAGCTGAAGAGTTCTTAAAGACAAGAAAGTAATGGAAATCAAAAGTATAGACTATAAGGATTGGTTCATAAATCAGAAACGCATTCCTGATAAGGATAGCGAAGAGTGTAAACCTTTCTTTGATTTTCATAAAGACATAGCCTTAAATGGTGCAATGATGAATGGGGTGTATATTAACCCCTTTTTGTATTGGCACCTAAACATCTGGCACACTGAGGTGGATGTTATAGATGATAGGGGAAGAATAAGTCAAAAGTATGCCAACCCTTTGTTAAGGGACAATGAATGGATTGTGACGAACGAAATTGATAAAGCTCAAATAGACAAAAAAGGTTTAATTATTCTAGGTATTAGACGTTTTGCTAAATCCGTTCTTGAGGCATCTTATATAGCATGGGGAGCTACGTTTGATGAGAACTCCCAAAACATTATTGCTGGTTTGAATGCACCAGATATTAAATTGATTACAGATAAGATAGATAAGGGACTTGGGTTTATTCCTGAGTATTGGAGGTGGCAAAGGATTGAGGATAACTGGAAAAACCAGGTGACTCTTGGTATTAAAACTAAATCAGGAGAGCGTATACCCTTCTCTTCTATTCTAATACGTAACTTAGATGAGGGTAATAATGAAGAAGCAATTGCAGGTACAAAACCACGTAAACTTATTATAGATGAGATTGGTAAAGGGAATTTTCTTAGAGGCTTACAAGCTGCTATTCCAGGGTTTACAACTCCTTATGGTTGGGGATGTTCTCCAATTCTTACTGGTACTGGGGGTGATATGAAGAAATTTATGGATGCAAAGAGCTTAATGTTCGATGTAGCCAACTTCAATTTCCTAGAATACAATAACAATAATGATGATAAAAGGATCCATGGACTATTCATTTCTAATAAATATAGAATGGAAGCCAAGGAAGATAGTACGTTAGGTGCCTATTTAGATCAACCTACCTCTAGTGACTTACATAATATAAAGATGTTAGTGAGTAATGAAGAGAAGGCTAATGAAATAACTACAAAGGACCTAGACAGACTTAAGAAAGCTGGTGATAGAATAGCCTATTTAAAAGAAAAGATGTACTATCCATTTGATGTGGATGATATATTCTTAAATGAAGATACTAATATATTTGAGATTGAAGGAGCTAAGAGACAGAAAACCAGACTGTTACAACAAGAGAGAACAGGGATTCCTGTAATATTATACACTGATGATACAGGGATTAAACATGAGTTTACAGACAAACTTCCTATTACAAACTTCCCTTTAAAGAACAGTGACTCAAAGGATGCTCCTATAATTATATATGAATTCCCTGTAGAAAATCCTCCATATGGATTGTACACAGCAGGAGTGGATCCCTACAGACAGGGTAAATCTGCATATAGCTCATCTCTAGGATCTGTATACATATATAAACGTATGCATGATTTGACAGGTGAGAAATATCAAGATATGTTTGTTGCTTCCTATTCAGCTAGACCTGATAAGAAAGATACATGGGAAGAACAAGCTCGTCTACTTATTAAGTATTACAATGCCAGAACACTCTGTGAGAATGATGATATATCTTTTATAGAGTATATGAAAGCGAAAGGTGATGCTCATTATCTAGAGAAACAACCACAATGGTTAAAGGAGATAGTACCAAATACCACTGTTAAAAGAGATTATGGTATACATCGTTCAAGTGATAAGATAATTGAGTATCTTCACACCTGCTTAAAGAAGTATTTAGAAGGCACTGTATACAAAGAAACAAATGATGCAGGAGAAACTATTAAAGAAGTGTATGGGGTGAGTAAGATATTTGATCCTGTACTCCTTGAAGAGATTATTCAATACAATGATCAAGGTAACTTTGATAGAATCATTGCTGCAGAACTAGCTATTGCCCAGGCACTTAAGATGGATCCCATCCTTGGAAAGGTTGGAGGATCGTCTGATGAAAGGGTGGCATCTATGTTTCTTAAGAAAAATGGTAACATGTTATTCACAGAATCAAGAGGGATGTTTAAATCACGTCCTAGAAACTATAAAAGTAAATTGTTTTAATAATGGCAATTATAAGATATACAAAAGATGCGACAATTAGGTATGCCTATTTGAATATATTCCCTGATCAGTTTAAGACTGATAAGGAGAAGCAAGATGAGAGTTGGGTAAAGAATACCATGGACTATTTCGCAAATAGATCTTATGCCGAATATGTAAAGAATAGAGATACATTTGTTAAGAACTATGATCTTGTAAAAGGAATCCTTAGAATGGAAGACTTTTACCAAGAGCCACAAGTGAGAAGCTTCACTGACGTACTTACAGCAGATCTTCAGCTTCCAGCTTATGTAAAGATGTATTCTATTGTAACCACTCCTTTAAATGAGTTAGTGGGTGAGATATCTAAGAGACCAGATTCTTTTAGAGTGAAAGCGTTTGATGATGATAGTCAATCTGAAGAGCTTGAGTTCAAGACACAGATATTACAAGATTATGTTATCAATGAAGCCAAGAAGAAGTTACAAATAGAAGCTTTATTAAAAGGACAACAGTTAGATGAAACTGATCCACAGGTTCAGCAGATGACTCTTGATAGTGTAAAGGATCAACTTGATTCATATACATCTGTTGCTGAGAAATGGGCTAATCATGTATTAACATCTCAGAAGGCTGAGTTTGTAATGAAGGAGAAATCAGAAGATGCCTTTAGAGATTTATTAATTTCTTCTAGAGAGTTCTTTCATATATATGAGGATAATTCAAAGCTTGGATTTAATGTTGAGGTGGCCAATCCTAAGAATGTTTGGTTCTTAACCACTCCAGATAAGAAATGGATATCAGATCCTACAGGTAGAGCACAGGGAGCATATGCTGCAGGTACTGTACAAGTGATGGAGCTATCTGAGATTATTGAAACCTTCCCTGATATAACTAAGGATGAGATAGATCACCTAAGAAGTTCTTTACAAGATTATGGATTAATCAACGTACGTGAATCTAATTTAGGTAATGCTAATGCCACTCCAGGTATAGACTCTGTAACATATGATACATATGATCCTCTTGTTTTACAGACAAGGATGATGATTGAATCAGAAATGAAAGAGAACAATGATGGACTAAGAGACTTCTTAGGACTTACATCTAATGTATCTTCATTTGGTTATAAGTATGTGGTGGTGAGAGCATATTGGATTTCTAAAAAGAAGATAGGTAAACTTATATATACAGATGAACTAGGTAATGAACAATCTCTACTTGTAGATGAAAACTATAAATCTAAAACTATTCCTACAGAACAATCTTTAGAATGGGGATGGATTAACCAGTGGTACCAAGGAGTGAAGATTGGTCCAGACATATACAATATTAAACCATACAAACTATTAGACTACTGTCCTATTATAGGAGTGGTGCATGAGGTGAAGAATACAGAAGCTAAAAGCTTGGTAGATTTGATGAAGCCTTTCCAGGTGTTATACAATGTATGTATGAACCAGCTTTACAAACTACTTGAGAAAGAAGTGGGTAAGGTTTATTTAACATCTATTAGGCATATTCCTATTCCTAAAGATGGTGATGCACAAGATGCATTAGATGTATGGGAGATGGAAGCACGTAATAGAGGAGTGATGTTCATTGATGATAGCCCTGAGAACTTAAAAAGCCCCTCTAGCTTTAATCAATTTAGGGATATTGACCTTACACGTACCCAGGAAATTCAGTCTCGCTATCAGCTTGCTATGCAGCTTAAGAACGAGTGTTGGGAATTGGTAGGTATGTCTAAGCAAAGACTTGGAAGTGTATCAGCTAGTGAAACTGCTACAGGTACAAACACTGCCATCAGTCAAAGCTATTCACAGACAGAACCTTTGTTTGTAGCTCATGAATATGTATTAGGCCAGCTCTATCAAGCTATTATTGATGCTGCTTTATATGTAGAAAGTAAAAAACCTGAATCAACAATATCCTATGTAACAAGTGCAGGTGAATCTGCTTTTGTTTCTGTTAATGGTAATGATCTTAAGTTCAGAGACTTGAAAGTGTTCTTAACTAACAGACCTGAAGATCAGAAAATGTTTGCTGAGATTAGACAGCTATCTCAAGCTGTTATTCAGAATGGTGGTAGCTTATATGACATCATTGAATTGTACAGTACTAACTCTGTACGTCAGATGAAGAAGATATTCAAGGATCTTAAAGATAAGCAATCTACTATTCAGCAACAACAAATGCAACAAAAACAACAAGAGATCGATCAACAAAGGTATGCCACTGATGCTCAGATACAAGAAGCTCAGAGACAACATGAAGAACAAATGGCTCATGATGAATACCAAAAACAACTTGATAGAATCAGCAAGGAACAAATTGCTACTATTAAAGCTGAAAGTGTTGAGAAGGTTCCTTTGGATACAAATAACAATGCCATTCCTGACATCCTAGAAAATAATAGATTAATGCATGAGCAAACTAAAGCTGCAAATGAATATAGATTGAAGACTATGGATATACAGAGTAAGAGCAATATGGCCATGGAAAAATTAAAAGTGGAAAGAGAGAAACTAGATAATGAAAGAAAGAACCACAAAGATGATATAGAGATAGCTAAGATAAATGCTAGTGGCCGAAACAAAAAATAACCTATGATTGATGGTAACATTATAATAAATTCCCTGGAATGGCTGGGAGAGAAGTGGAAAGACTACTTATCTCCCTGGTCCATCCTTAGATGTTATGAGGGAGGAGTGTTACTTAGACTTGGTAAATATAAGCATGAGCTGAAGGAAGGATTGAATTTCAAGTTACCGTTCATTGATGAGATACATACAGTGATAAAGACTACAGACACCTTTCATGTAGCAGCTGTAGACATCACCACTGCTGATAACAAACAGGTGAGTGTAGAACCTATTATCAAATTTGATATAGTTGACTTTAAGAAGTATCTAATAGATACAAACAATGCAGCTGATAATCTACACGATATAGCTAGAGGAGTGATAGCAGATCACTTAACAGACTGCACCTTTGATGAGATAAAGGATAGAAAAACCCTTACACAAATTAAGAATAAGCTCAAAGGTGAGTGTGATGATATGGGTGTTGCTGTTCTTAAAGTGTACTTTGGAAGGATTGTAACCACTAAGATGTTTACAGTTTTTAAAGAATGATAAACATTTTTCATTAGAGTAAAAAATATTAATGCTATATTATCCTGAATAATGATTCATTATACCACTTATCTCTTTGCTATTAACATTAAGTAATATACTTTTACAACTTGAAAACCAAATAAATATAACTACATATGGCTGAAAATCTAGATACTCCCCAAATGGGAAACTTCAGTATTGAAAATACTATGGAGTTTGGTACAGGAAGTCAAGAACTTTTAAATGACTTGTTTGCACCAGAAACATCCACAACTAATCCTGACGATATTCAAGATATTAAAGACGAACCTGCTCCTGCAGCTCCTGCAAAGAAAGCTCCTGCTAAATCTGTTATTCCAGATACAAAAGCAGAAGATACAAATGAAAAGGAAGATGCATCTAAATCAATTCAAGATTTCCTATTAGGAGATGAAGATGAGGAAGAAGGAGAGGAAGAAACTACACCAGCTAAACCTGCAAAGAAAACTTTACAGGAAGTAGCTGATAGTACATCTGAAGAAGATACAGAAGGAGAAGAAGAACCTAATCAGTTCGCAGCTCTTTCAAAAGATCTATATAAGTTAGGAGTGTTTTCTAAAGATGATGATGAAGAAGAAGCAATAGTTTCTACTCCTGAAGAATTCTTAGAAAGATTCAATGCAGAGAAAAAGAAAGGAGCTATTGAAGTGGTAAATAACTTCATAGGTCAATTTGGAGAAGATTATCAACAAGCATTTGATGCCATATTTGTAAAGGGAGTTGATCCTAAAGAATACTTTGGTACATTCAATAAAATACAATCTTTTGCTGAAATGGATCTTGCTGATGAAGCAAATCAAATATCAGTGATCAAACAGGCTCTAGCTGATCAAGGTTATGAACCTGAAGATGTTACAACAGAAATAGAAAGACTTAAAAATTATGGTGATCTAGAAACAGTTGCAACTAGAAATCATAAAGTGTTGGTTAAAAAAGAAGCTGCAAAGCTTCAGCAACTAGAACAACAAAGAGAAGTACAATTACAACAACAACAAGCTATTAAACAACAGTATCAGCAGAATGTAAGTAACATTCTACAAGAGAAGTTGAAAGCTAAAGAGTTTGATGGTATTGCTCTCAATCCTAAATTGGCTGGTGAACTACAAGATTTCTTAGTAACAGATAAGTACAAAACACCCACTGGAGAAACACTCACAGATTTCGATCGTACTATTCTGGAACTTAAACGTCCTGAGAATCATGAAAAGAAAGTTAAGATGGCTTTACTAATGAAGATATTAGAAAAAGATCCTACTCTCTCTACAATTCAAAAGGCTGGTATCACCAAAAAATCTAATGAATTGTTTGGAGAAGTAGCTAGACAGGCGAGTAAGAGTGCTATTAAATCTAAAGCTCCTGTCAAGAATACATCATGGTTTCAATAAATTTATATAACAAAAATTAAAAAAATAACACAATGGCAATTCAGACAATTCCAGGTTTAACTGGTTTTACTTACGCTAGGGTCGCTTCAATGGATAAGCGTGCTGTAGGTAAATTAACAGATTCAAACCACTTGGAAAGCTTTCACTCAACTGAACCAGCAGACTATGATAAGAAAATTATCAGTTTGTACACTCAGAGTTCTCTTTACAGTAATGACTTCTTGGATATGATTAACAAGAGCACTCCTTACTATATTGATAACAACAGTGATGCTTGGAAGTGGCAGGTACAAGTACCTTACAAGTTCCCTAAGATTATTGATGTTCCTACCAGCACTCTAGATTTAGACAAACCTGGTATTGATGGACAAGAATTCTCTTTAGTGATTGACACTAATGAGTTCTCTAAAAATGCAATTGTATCTGTAGGTACTCGTCAATATGGTCCTCGTTTCTATGTAGTTAAAGATCCAGTTCCTTGGAACGTAGGATATTTGTACAGCTTTACTCTTGTAACTGATAATCCAACAGTTGACTATGTAAATTCAACCTTCTTGAAAGTGGGTATCGAATTAGAACTAGTTGATGCTGCTATCGGTGAGTTTGACCAAGATTTATTAGGTCTTCCTCGTTTGGGTGAACAAATCACAATGTTTGAATCTTTAGGTTCTGCATATGGTTATGAGCACAAAATTACTGAATGGGCTGATGATAAAATGATGCGTGATGCTTCTGGTAAACCACTAGACATCTTAGTATATGCTCCTCAACGTAGGAACCAATTACCTTTAACTCGTAATGATGTTAAATGGGAACCGTTCATTGAATTCTGGATGCGTAAATCTATGTTAGAATTAAAAGTTAAACGTATGATCTGGGCTAGACCTGGTACCGTTAAAACTAATGGTTCTAAACAAGAATTAAAACGTACATCTGCTGGTGTATACCACAGAATGCGTAACAATGGTAACTTAGTACAATACAATCGTGGTGAGTTCACTGCTAACTTGATTCGTTCGGTTTTTGGTGATTTGTTCTACAGACGTGTTGATGTTAAGGATCGTAGAGTTAAGATGTACACTAATGAAGCTGGTTTTGATGTATTCCAACAAGCTTTAAAGAATGACGCTTTAAATTCTGGTTTAACTTTCATGGCAGATAGCGGTAACCGTTATATGCAAGGTGAAGGTCAGCATATCACTTATAACTTTGCATTTGATGCAATGGTTACTCGTGAAACTGGTCGTGTTGAATTGATTCACTTAAAAGAATTAGATTTACCACAAACAAACTTAGAGTTTGGTCAGAACAAAAAATCTACACCTGTATTCATGGTATTTGATGTTAGTCCTATGAGCGATGGTTCAATGGTTAATAACATTCGTGAAGTACGTATGAAAGGTGCTCCTTCTATGACTTGGGGTTATATTGATGGTACTCGTCACCACTTAGGTTTTGCTAAATCTCAGGGTATGAGTTCTGCTAATAAATTTCCTGGTTATGAAATTTGGATGAAGGATCGTTGTGATGTATTCATTGAAGATTTGTCTCGTACAGTTTTGATTGAAGAAATACCACAGTTCTAATAACAGTACTGGTGTGGCTTACCATAAGAACAGCTCACTAGTCAACATACCGAGAAGAATTACCCCCCAGGCAACCCCTGGGGGAGTCTTCTCAAATACAGATGGGGGAACAAATTATAGGTTTGCTGCCCTGTTCTTCACCGAACACCATCTGCAAACAAACCAAATAAAATAAACTACATATGGGTAAGGAAAAATGGAATACCTACGAAATTCAAAAAAGAAGTAGGGATAAGTCCATTCTCAGAAATAAATTGTATGTTAAAAATTATTTGGAAAATAAATCATGTGTAGACTGTGGGAATTCAGATATTAGAGTTTTAGAGTTTGATCATGTAAGAGGTGTTAAATTATATCATGTTTCTCATATGGTAACAAAAGCTTACAAATTAGAACTTATAAAAGATGAAATTGATAAATGTGAAATAAGATGTTGTAATTGTCATAGAATTGTTACACATGAAAGAAGAAATAATAAAATAAACCAATAATAAAAAACAAACAATTACATTATGGGAAAAATAGGAAAAATCTCAACTATTAAGAAAGATTACAACAGTTCTCAGTTACAAACAATGCAAGGTGGCCTTGCTCAGAAAGGTATGACAAGAATTCCTGGTACAGGAGTTTTCAAATATCCTTACAAAGAACTAGATGGTCAGTACAGAACAGGACTTGATGCTAATGCTTCTTATATTAGACGTATTGGTGATAAAGTAGAAAGAGAATTAGAAATAGAAAGAGTAACAGATTTAAGAAAGAAGCTTGAACTTGCTTTAGGTGATATTGACTTAGGTCCTAGATCTTCATTTTGGAACTATGGTTTATCAACTTCTACAGATGATCCTATGCATGTACAGCCTGTGAAACTTATGGATGGTGATAACTATTTTGATTTTTCACAACCTTTTCAAGAGTTAGCTTTTGCATGGTTAAGAGTTCATCCAACAATTGCTTCCAGCTATCAAGCTTGGGAACGTGGTGAATATCCTGCAGATATACAGTTCTATGTAGCTGATGATGAGATTGAAAATGCAGTGATGTATAAGAAGAAACAGTTGATCAATAAAGCAATCATTAAGTTTGATGCTATGACTCCTGAGAAAAAGAAGAAGGTAGCTCGCTTATTAGGACTTCCTGTTAGTGATGATACTAAAGAAGAAGTGGTGTATAACCAAGTGGATAACCTATTGAAACAAACAGAATTCAAGAATGGCAAATATGCAGGCTTAAACCCTGTAGAAATCTTTGGTAGATTTGCAGACATGAAAGAAAACTTACTCCATATTAAAGATTTAGTAAAACAAGCAATCGCACACTCAATATATAGATCAAAGCCTAATGGTAAAGTTTATGAAGGTGATTTTGAAATAGCAAAAGATGAAGATGATTTAGTGAAAATACTTGCTGATGAAGATAACCAAGATCAACTATTAACTCTAGAAGGTAAATTAAAAACTAAAAAACTAGCTTCTGTATGATCCCTGTAGATAGTTTATTATATAAAATTGACCAGAAACTAAATAAACTATCAACAAACGAACATCAACAGATTAACTTAGAAGATAAAATATTAGCTTTAAATGAAGCTCAGATCAAGTTGATTAAGCAAAAGGTTGATGGGTTTAGTACAGCTTCGGGTTTAGGTTTAGATGCTTTTAGAAAGCGTTATGAAGACCTACAAAGTTTAATCATTACATATAATCACCAGCCCCTTCCTTTATATCTAAAGAATGCTGACTTGAATCAGTGGGGTGCGGATATACATTCATTGGTTCCAATGTATATGTTTTATATTGATGCTTATTTATTAGCAGATAAAGGTCCATGTGTTAACAGAAAAGTATTTATAAATAGAGACTTAGCTAAACATTCTGACTTACAGTTTCTTTTAACTAACGATCACTATAAGCCATCTTTTGAATATCAAGAAACATTTATCTTCTTGTCAACAGATGAAGTGAATATATACACAGATGGAACATTCACACCAACTTCAATTAACATTTCATATATGAGGTATCCTCAGTATATAGATAAAGTTGGTTATGTAAGATTTGATGGAACAGATTCAATAGATAGTGATTGTGAACTTGAATTATATTTAGAGGATGAACTATTAGATTTAACAGTTCAGAACCTAGCAATGTATACAGAGAACCAAGGTGCTATGCAAAGTTCAATATATAGAATACAAACAAACGAATAATTTTTTACAATTTAAATAAAAAACAATGGCCGATTTTTCATTAACCACGCTCTTTGTGGTTCCAGTAGGAAATACTCTACCTAGCTCTGGATCTACACAAAATTTAACAGCTGGTCAGTTTGGGATTTTCAAAAGCGATTACACAGTTGCCACTTCAGGTAACATTGCTGCATCTCCCTACTTCTATTTAGCACAAGGTAGAGTTAATACCTATTTACAAGGATCTAAACGTTCAGACAAAATCTCTGGTATCAACAATTCAGCTTACGGTACTAACGTAACTCAATGGTACAAAGTTAATGGATGTCCTACAGCAGCTAACCAAATCACTCAAGTTGGTGGTTGGACAGTTAAATGTGGTGATATTGTAACTTTAACTTTACGTGGATTTTCTAGCTATGTTGACACATTGTACTTTAATGGTTTCACTCGTAGTGTAACTGTTCAAGCTCCTTGTTGCGATTGTGGTGGAAACCCTTGCACTGATGTTGATGTTCCTGCTTTAATTGATGCTTTCATCATTAAGTTAACACAACAAGCTCCTGGTGACAACCCAGATAACATTAGCTTCAACACTTTCTACACATTTGAAAGAATTGGTGATGATCAAACTGCTGTTTTACAAATCACTGGTAAACCATTAACTGTTTATGGACAACCTTGTGATGTTGCTGCAGATCCTTTTGAATACGATAGGTTCTATTTCCGTACCTTCGTTTATTCTGGTCCTGCTACAACTGCTGACTTTATTGTTGCTGACAGATGTAACTTTGTTGCTGAACCTGTTATCATTCAACGTTCTTCTTATGCAACTGGTACAGCTGCTGAGATTCAACAATTAGAAAAGAACTTTTATAGCTACCAAGCTGGATATTTGAAACATTTATACAGAATGGTTGGTTACAATGAGAACTTTGAATCTTGGGTATCAACTGGTACTACGTACGATACTTATTACATTAAGTATAATGCGTTTGACAAATCTGCTTACGAATGGGGTGCTTATATTCAAGAAGATAGTAGTTCAATAATTGCTGTTCCTCAAGGATACACTTCTGCAATCGAAGCTATCTTAGTTGCTGCTTTAGGTGCTGTAGCTTCTGATAATGCTTGTGTAACAACAACCACTACCAGCTCTACTTCTAGTACTAGTACAACAACTTCAACAACTACTTTGATTCCTTAATAGAATAAAGTAGGTATCATATAACCTATACCAGAGGGTGAGAGGATTAATTCTCAAATCCTCTGGTATTTTTATTTTAAATAAGATGACTTTAGATTTTTTAGTAATAAATACTTACACTGCAAATACATTAGGTATAGCGGATATATCAATTTATGATACTAACCCTCCTAGTGTTACCAGTCCTAGTATGAGTTTTATTATTCCAGGATACACAACACCTGTGGTTCTTCCTTTTACACCGTTGAGTTTTAATACTTATAACTCACTTACATTAGGACTTAGCACATCAGGTCAGCCCTTACTTCCTCTTCCTGATGGAGTTTGGACTGCTACTTATTCTGTTGCTCCTGCTCAAACCAATTTTGTAACAAAGACATTCATGCGTATAGACATTATACAAGAGAAGTATGATTCTGCATTTATGAAACTTGACATGATGGAATGTGATTCAGCAATTAGAACACAATCTAAGGTGACTCTAAGTACAATCTATTTTATGATACAAGGAGCAGTTGCTGCTGCTAATAACTGTGCTGTAGATACAGCAAATAAGTTATACGTACAAGCAGACAACATGCTAAACAATTTTATAAGAAATAATTGTGGATGTACTGGTAATAACTACGTAATTAACTTTTATTAATATGGCAAACTGTAGAGAATGTGGCATCCAAGTTGGATGTGGATGTCAATTAATTAATGGCTTATGTTCAGCTTGTAATTACAAGTCAAAACAAGTAGCTCAAAGAATAAAAAATGTTATACACAAGATTAACAGATTGTATAGAGTGTGCTAGTATACCTGCATTATTAAATGATATTAATTGTAAGCTAACTGATTTAGCTAATGATCAATATAATAATATTGTATTTTCTTTAAACAAATATATATCAGGTGAACTAGTTAACGACTTATTAAATTACAAACAAATACTAACGTATAAGAGTTGTAATCCAGACTATGCTATGCCCTTTAGTGTGCAAATGATAGCTAGTAGAGTGATAGTATTAATCCATAAATAATTTTAAAATGTCTTGTGATAATTGTTATAATGGCTGCACTGAGAGTGTATCAGATAAATGTGTTAATTATACAGGAGCAGCTGTACCTGCATTAGGTATCACTATACCAACTAATCTCTTGTGTATTGAGAATACACTTATTGAGAAAGTAGTTTCATTTTTAGATGGAACAGGTATTGATATCACAATCAACCCTTCATATTATTGTAGTCTTGTCACTCAATATTTACCAGGAGGAACTCCTACTCTTCTTGATGTATTAACAGCTTTGGTAAGAGCTGCTTGTAATTTACAAGGTGAAGTTGATACTATCAATAGTCAGATAGCTACACTAAATGCTCCATATACAGTGGGATGTTTAAGTGGTGTAACTTCTTCATCAAATACACATGATGTTGTACAAGCTATTATTACACAGCTTTGTACCACTGTTACAAATCTTACAGCACTCACTCTTGATGTAAATACTAACTATGTAAAGATTGCTGATTTAAATGGCTTAATACAATCTTATTTAAATAGTATAAATGCAGGAACTCAACAATATACAAAGATGGTTCCTTATACAGTGGTTGAATATTATGGACCGTTAACCAACTTCGATGGTACAGGTGCAGGTCTTTCTTCACTAGGATGGAATAAAGTGTACTTGTGTAATGGTGAAAATGGTACTCCAGATAAAAGAGGTAGAGTGGGAGTTGGGGCTATTTATAATGTTCCTGGTGGACCTTTAAATCCTGCAGTGGATCCTATATATGCTGGTAACCCTAATTATACTTTCTTAGGAACAGATGGTGCTAATTCAGTGACATTAGCCACTTCGCAAATACCTTCACATACACATACTGGTAATGCTACTTCTACTGTAACAGATCCTGGACATAGTCACTATTTCTATAAAGACGAGAAACATGCAACTGATGGTACTACAGGATTAGGATCAGACCCAACTGCTGGTATTGCAGTACCTGGTTTTGTTAGTACATCGAGTACAGGAATAACTGTATCAACATCTGTAACAAACTCTAATACAGGCGGAGATGGATCTCATAATAATATCCAACCTGTACTTGCTACTTATTATATAATGTATATACCTTCTTAATATGAACATACCTCTTCCTTGTCAACCTGGAGATCCATGCTATGGTAAATATTTAGTATTACCTCCAGGAGGTCCTGGCTGTGCATCTTTTGTATATAGTACAAATGATGTAATATATACAGGTACTAATCTTCCTTATACAGGAATTAAAACTGGTGATTGTGCTACATTAGCTTTTCAAAAAATAGATAATGCCCTTAACCCAGCAACTATATTAGCTGCAATTGCAGCTAGTCCATCACTGAGTGCAGAGTTTTGTACATTAGTTAGTAACTGTACATCAACTACAACTACTACCTCTTCTACATCATCCACATCATCTACCACTACTACAAGTACAACAAGTACCACTAGTACAACTAGTACAACAACCACTGCAACACCAACTACAACAACAACAACAACTCATGCTGTAGTTCCAGTTAGTTTTTCAATTGCTGCATCTTGTAATGGAACAGAAAATAATTGGTTAGCAACATCACTTGCTGGAGGTAGCGGTGATTTTGATATAACAATAGGATATTATTCTTCAGAAGCTGCTGCACTTGCTGCAACATCTTGGCAGAGTGTATCACCTGGAAGTAATTCATTTACATACGAAAATGAACCAAATGGTACTTGGTGGAATGCTTTAAGAGATACTTATAATCATTCTAATATAACAGCAAGATCTGTAACTAGTAACTGTACCCCTTAATCTTTTTAACATTTAATATATGTACACAGTAACAATAACTTTCACACTAGCAGGAACAGATGTAGGACCATTTAATCTTTATTCAGATGCAGATGGGTATACAACTCCTTTTGCTACAGGAATATCTAGAACAGCCTTACTTGCTGGTTACACTTCTACAGTGGTTCCAGATGGTAGTACAACCATCCTTGCAATGTCTACAGGAACTTGTGTTAGAGATCTTTATATGCCTATTGTAGGTGCTCCATCTACTACCACCACTACAACTAGTAGTACAAGTAGTAGTACAACAACAACTACTACAACAGCAGTACCAGCACCTCCTAATTCATTTTTTATATCTCCTTCAAATATAAGCGGTCCTGATGCATGTAGTCAAGAACAAACAACTATAGTGTATTCCTATAATTATACCTATTTAGTTGATGGAGACATCTTATATAATATTAATGCAACTCCATTTAATGGCACTGGACATATCTATTGGGCAAATGTAAACTATGGTAACATTAGTTCAGTTGGTTTAGTTTCAGTTACAGGAACTTGTTAAAAAACCCTGTTTGTTGGTTTACAGGAAGTTCTCCTGGCCTTTCTAGGCTGGGAGTTTTTATTTAATTTCTAATTAATTTGATTATATAGTTTAACCTAATCAGTTAATTAAATTTGGTAATTACCTAATAATAGTATATCTTTACAGTAATTTTAACCAAAAAAAAACATATATGTCTGAAAACCAATCACTTCTTCAGCAGCTTCAACAAATGTTACACTGGAAAAAATCAAAGAAATTCTATGCTGAAAAGCTTGGAATCACAGAAAATGAGATAGAGGAGTTACTAAATGGTATGAAGACAAAAGAACAAGCAGAAGATGATGCAGAGATAGGAAACTACATAAGTGATTTAGAAGACCTAGTAGTTAAGTTTACAGAAGATGTGGTTAAAGGAACAGGTGAAGTGGTAGCTAATGTTAAAGAAGAGATTAAGAGTTTAGAAGATCTAATTGAAAAATGTAATATAGATACAGAGAAGTGGGAAGTAACTAAATACGTACAGAACTTCTGGGGAAACTCTGGACAGCCACATTGGCAAGTTAAAGCATGGTTAGGTAAGAAGTCTACAGAACAAGTTTTTCAAGATTCGTTTGTAGACTTTTTAAGTTCATATGAGCCTATTAGTCAGGAGATCATGAGTCCTAAGTTCTCTGTAGGCAAATGCCCTGCAATGTTAGTTATCAATAAGCAAGATGCTCATCTAAATAAATATGACATTGATGGTAATAATGACATTTCTAAAAGATTAGGTGAGATTGTATATAAGTTAGAAGTAATTGCTAACCAAGCACAACTTTCAAATAACCTAGATCAAATTACATACATCATTGGATCTGATGAGTTTAATAGTGAGTTCACAGGAACTACAACAAAAGGAACTCCTCAAACAAACACACATACATATCAGGATTCTTTTCAGTTTATATGTGAACATGAGATATTCGTAATTACAATGTTATTACAGTATGCTCAAAATGTGAATGTAGTGTATGTAGCAGGTAATCATGATGAGTTTGTAGGATGGCATATGATTACATGGTTACAGGCTTATTTCAGAAATACAAATAGACTTACGTTTGACATTAGTCCTAAGTATAGAAAGTATGTAACATATGGTAACTCAGCATTAATGTTCAATCATGGAGATGCTATCAAGCCTGCTAAGTTAGCAGCTTTATTTCCAATGGAGTTTAAAGATGGTTGGTCTTTCCACCAGAACTTTTATATCTTCACAGGAGATAAGCATCATGAAGTGAGTCATGACTTCAATGGTATTAAATTTTATCAAATTCCAGCATTCTCTAATGCTAAGAGTCTTTGGGATGATAAAAATGGTCACACAATGTCTAAAGCTGAAGTGACAGGATTCTTAATAGAAGAAGTGTCAGGAATGACAAATATATTTAAACAATACTTATAATGGCAACATTACGTAAATTAGTTTCAGATGTGAGGTCAACTCACAAATTGCTATCCTCTGATGGTCTAATAACCAACAGAGCGATAGCTTCTGAGATTAAAAACAATACACAGTTATTAATAAAGAGAGAAACTAATCTCAGAAAGCTTTGGGCTACTGATACATTATTTACTACCATCCCTTGTTTAGAGATGATAGAAGTTCCTATTTCTGAATGCTGTGGATATACAGATCCTTGTCAAGTTGCTAGAAGTAAGTATAAGCTTCCTCGCATGAGTGAAGGAAACTATCAATATCTCATCCAAGGTGTTTATTCAATAAATGCAATGGGTGGTCAAGGAAGGAAGTTTAAAGAGGTTACTATCAATAGATATTTAAACTTATTAAAGCTTCCTATAATAAAAAATGAACAATACTATTGGATAGCTAATGGAGGATATGTTTATGTAAACAATCCTTTACTAAAAGCTATACGATTCTCTGCATTCTTTGAAGAAGATGTTCCTAATGAGATTATGTATCCAACGATTGGTTGTGGATGTGGAAGCTATACAACAGATGAGTTGTGTGTAAATCCTTTAGATAAAGAATATGGATGTCCTGGATATTTAGAAAAACAAGTATTAGATCTTACCTCTCAGAGATTACTAAGTACATATTTTAACATTAAATCAGATATGACTTCAGATAATGTAGATGGTCAAGCACCTAATGCAAAACCAACAAATTAATGCGTACAAAAATAGATTGGAGAAGCTCAAGTAAAGAAAACTATAATGACTTTTGTAAAAAGAATCCCACTTTAAAATTAACATTTAATGAGTGGAGAAACATCATCTATCTATTTAACGAACAGTTTAAAATCTACATACTGGAGACTGGTGAAAAGTGTAAGCTTCCATTTGGTTTTGGAGACTTCTCTATAAATAAGAAGAAAAGAAAGAAGCTTAAAGATATTAATGGTAAGGAATATATTAATCTTCCTGTAGATTGGAAAAGAAGCAAAGAGAAAGGAAAACGCATATATAATTTTAATTATCATACAGAAGGATATTTCTTCGGATGGGTATGGTTTAAAGAGTCAGCTAGACTAAAGAATGTAGACCTTTGGTATTTTAAACCCTCTAGAGTTACATCAAGATTACTATCTCATTACATAAACGCTGATGATAAATATCAACATATTTATTGTGAGTGGATAAAATAAAATAATATGTCATATTATTACAAGTACAACTTTGTCTCCCCTGAACCAATTTATTCAACAGTTAGGGAAGAATTAAAAAGTTATTTTGATACAGGAGCAATAGATGATCTATTGTTTCCAACCTACTTAGACAAATGTCTTAGAAAGTTGGGCAAGTCATCTTATGTTATACAAGAACAACCTTTATACATTGAAGATTTTCAAGCTAGACTTCCAGACAATTTTATTGCTGTAAGAGAAGCTTGGATGTGTGCAGAGATTCCTAATTACCCTTATCAATCAGCTAATTCACTATACACACAAGCTGTTGATAGAACAACTATACAGGTGAGTCCTATAACAATTGCTGGAGCTCCTTGTGTTTCTGGTAATCCTAATTGTCAAACTCCTGGTTGTGATGGAAGATGTATGCCTGAGCTTGTACAAGCTGTATATAAAACAAATGGTACCATTCCTAGATCTTATCAACAACAATACTTACTTAAGCCAGGTAATATATCTGTAAAAAAGAATTGTGATGTACAATATACTGATGCTTGGGAATTTGTAAACTATGCTCCCCCATTACGTGAGTTCACTCCAGGAGCTGCTAGCTATGATTCATTTGACATTAGAGATAATAAATTTGTTACAAACTTTAGATCTGGCATAGTGCATCTTGTGTTCTATGTAACAGAATATGATCAAATTGGTAATCAATTAGTTCCTGATAACTATCGTGTTAGAGAGTTTGTGGAAGCATTCATTAAATGGAAAATGTTTGAAACATTATCAAATCAGATTAATGATGAGACATTTGTTCAGATACAACAGAAGTTAGGATATTATAAAGGACTACATGATGAAGCATTCATAATGGCTGATATTGAAATTAAGAAACAAACTTCTTGGGAAAAACAAAGAAGAATTAAAAATGATCTTAATAGAAATCAGATGTATGAATTACCAAATGCTAGTCCTAATGGAGATTATGGATATTCTAGCGTAAATGGTGGATATGGATATAGTGGAAATTCTTACTATGGTGGCACTCAATAAATAAACTATGGCTGAACAAGAACAACAACCACAACAAGGTAATGTTAGAAGTGAGTTTAATCTAGGTAGAAAAGGATTAAACATGGATCTATCTGTGAACCAGATAGAGAAAGGTAGTCTCACTTATGCACTAAATGCTGCTTTAGAAAACTATGACTCAGCTTCTGTTAACTATCAGAATGAGCCAGGTAATGAGTTATGTCTAAACTTCCCTGCAAATTATCATGTTCTTGGAGAGCATTTTATTCCAGAACAAAATAAACATGTATTCTTTCTAACACATCCTGAAACAGGAGATTGTGAAATAGGATATATGGTAAATAATGATTGTAATTATGTTACATACATTAATGCTCCTTGTCTTAATTTTAATATAAACTATCCAATTCTTAAAGCTGTACACAAAATTACCAACTGTACAACAGAAGTTTATTGGACAGATGGATATAATCCTAGAAGATTTATAGACTTACAAAATCCACCTTGGGTAACAATCCCAGGAGAAACTATTTGTGAAAACACTCCTGATACAGGAGTTGTTGATTGCAACAAATTAAAGGTACAACCTAACTTTGCTATTCCAGAACTCTCTGTAAATAGTGTTGTTAATGGTGGTAATTTACTTGCTGGTACATACCAATTTGCAATACAATATGGTACAGCTTTTGGAGATCCTTATACATCCTACTACTCTATAACTAACCCTACACCAATTGCTAATCCACAATTAACCACTCCTGATTTTAATTATCCAGTGAGTAAGTCTATTGTATTGGATATCAGTAATATAGATGTTACAGGATACTTTCAATATTATAACATAGCTGTAATAAAAACAATAAATGATATTACCTCTGTTGAATTAGTAGGTACTTATTTTATTGATAATACAACAAAACAAATAACCTATACAGGACAGAATGTAACTTCTATTCCTCTTACACTTGATGATATATTTGAAAAGTTTCCATACTACGATATTGCACAAGATTTAACCACTGCAAGAGATATACTTATATGGGACAATCTTACATCTATAGATAAGATTAATTATCAGTCTATTGCTAGTCAGATCACTCTATTATGGGAAACCTATAGAATTCCTACTACAGAGAATTATGCAGATCCATTCAATGCTACTAACTTAAGAGGTTATCTTAGAGATGAGATATATCCTTTTGAGATAGTATTTCTATTAGATAATGGCAAGCAAACAGATGGTTTTCATATTCCTGGTAGAGCAAAGAACTACAATGAGTTCTCTCAACCAGATGTACCTAGTACAAATCCTGACTTTATTGGTAATGGAACTAGTGCACCTTATTGGAAAATATATAATACAGCTTCTGTATTAGGTGATGCTACAGATCCTAAAATTGGTAATGCCACTCCATATCAATATGGTGAGTTTGCATATTGGGAATCAATAGATACTTATCCTTGTGATACATTAGTTTGGGGAGATCTTGCTGGTCAACATATCAGACATCATAAGTTTCCTGATATATTAGTGAGTCCTGCATTTGAAAGTGCTAATCCTACTATTGTTGATAATAAGTATCATGTAGAGATGCAAACAGCAGATGCTGTGTATCCTATTGGTGTTAAGATAGATCCAGAACAAATCACAGAATTAATCACTGCATCTAATCTTACAGCAGAACAAAAAGCTCAGATTATTGGATTTAAAATAGTTAGAGGAGATAGATCAACTAATAGATCTATTATAGGTAAAGGTATATTAAGAAATGTAGGTAAGTATACAAGAGATAGTAATACATTAAACAATCCTTCACCAACTTACTACTATTATCCAAACTATCCTTATAATGACCTTGATCCAGATCCATTCCTTCTTACACAGAACAATGCATTTAATCAACAGTGTCAAACCTATAAATTAGTAGTAACAACACCTGGCACAATACAATATAATGATTGTAATGATGGAAAATTGATTACTGTTAATATGCCAACTATATTAACACAAGTGTGTTCCATCAGCTATCCAGTGGTATTGTCTGGAACAGCAACAATCACTAATGTTACATCTATATCATTTGTATTAACTTCATATGTTGATGGAACTGTTACTTATACAGATTTTCAATATAATGATCCAGTTTCAAATGCTTCTTTAAACATTAGAGTAAACTATAATGTTCCTCAAACAATAAACTCATCCACTATACCTATTCGTGTAGGTGGATCAAGTAAGTATAGTGTTTTAGAAAGTGATAAGAATGTAGCTTGTTATCCTTCTGAATTAAATGGATTTCAAGATGACTCTAAATATAGAATGGTATTTAATTCTCCTGAAACTTCTTTTGGACAACCTACATTAGGAACTGTTCTTAAGTTAGAGAATGTACTATATGGTGCTGGACAAGCTCATTTTGTACCAGTGAGAAATAATGCACAATATAAGCTTCTCACTAGAGATGCTCAATTGGCTGCATTGATTTCAAGTTATGCTATTGCTAACTTAGGAGGATTTAATGCAACAGCAATGTTTACAGCATACCAAGCATATATACAAATATATATCAACGGTATCAGTAGACAAAACTATGCTTATTCTTTTAACTCTGTAGCTAATTATGACTACTCTTCTGATATAAATAATAATCTAGGTGTTAAACAAAGAGAACTTGACATATGTCAATATCTTATTCCTGGTGTTGAATCTGTAGGAGATGTATGGAATGTAAATAACTATCAAAGAGAATCTTCTGTCTACATGAAAACATTAGACAATAGAAACTCTCTACCTGTTACTAGTCTTCCTTTTCCTAATGCCACTCCATCTTTAATTGGTAATAATGGAAGTTTAATTTCTGATTCATCTAGATTTACACTTTCTCAAAGTGGACATTGTGATACTCCAGAGTTTTTAAATCCAATTGATGTTGTTTCTTATTATGGATCTATAAAGGTGATATCTCCTGATCAATGGGGAGAAATGTATTCATATACAACAATTGATACAGGATTCCAAAGAATATTCAAAGCACTTCCTGCATCTGATCCAGGAATGATATTTGGTGGAGATACATTCATTGGTAGATTTGCATTTAAAACAAAGCTTCCTTTCTTTATAGATAATAGAGTGAATGCTCCTGATGATAGTGATATATTTTATGATGAGATTGGTAATGTAGCATTTCCACAATACTGGCATTCTGCTAGATCTATTTTGTACAACTGGACCACTCCTAATAACGTACTACTTAATAATATCATATCAATTAAAGCTCATAACTTTGATTGCTCCACTGGAGGTACAGTGTTACAAGGAACCACTACAACAACAAGTTCCACTACAGCTTCTCCTAATGGTAATGTAACATCTGCTCCATTAAATGCCACTTACACTGGTAAGATGTATTTATTTGCATATGGTATTCCTTACTATTATACAGAGTCTTCTATTAATGTAGACTTACGTCAAGCATTTAATAATCAAGAAGGAGATTTCTATCCACATGTAAGCACAGGTATTCCTGATAACTGGTTACAACAAACATTTGTACCAATTGCTTTTGATAATACATATACATATAATGTAACTTTTTCTAAGCAGAATAAAGAGAACTATTTCTCCCACTTGCCTATAAACTGGACTGATGATCAATGTTATACTAATTTTCCATTTAGAGCAATCTATTCTGATCCTCAACAAAGCTATGTAGATAATAGAGTGAATAACTGGTTGATATACAGACCAGTATCTTTCTTTGACTTCCCTGAGAATTATGGTAAGCTTGTAGCATTAGATGGTATTCAGAACAAAGGGATATTGGCTAGATTTGAGAACAAAGGATTTGTATATAACTCTCTACTTACAATTAATACAAGTAATCCTCAAGCTGCTTATTTAGGTAATGATCAATTATTTAAATCTGCTCCTCCACAAGATTTTGCTGAAACAGATATAGGATATATGGGTACTCAGAATAAACTTCTGATAAAAATACCTGAAGGACAAATATCTGTAGATGCTAAAAGAGGTCAAATATTTCTAATTAGTCTAAGTATGTATGGTAGATATATGCCTACAGACATGGCTGCATTTGGATCTGGAATGAATAGGTTCTTTTCAAACTACTTACCATTCCAAATTCTCAACTACTTCCCTACAGTAAACACAGATAATCATTATAATGGATTAGGACTACATGGTGTATATGATGCCAAGTATGATAGAGTGATTATTACAAAGCTTGATTATATTCCTCTTAGCAATAGTGGTGTACAATATGATTCATCTACACAAGAGTTTTATGTAAATAAGACTTATGGATCCACTACATTAAGAAAGGTGGTACAGCTTACAGATAGACAATACTTCTGTAATAAGAGCTTCACTATTTCATTTAATTTCAATAGTAAGAGCTGGGTGAGCTTCCATAGCTATCTTCCAAACTTCTATGTAACAGATCAAACATTCTTTTATTCTGGATTAAATGAAGGATGTAATTTACAAGCTGTAGCTATAAATGAAATACCTACACCAACCACCACCACTACAACTACCATTATATCAAACTGTGCTGTAGCAGGAGCTGCTGTATTTATATCAGATAGTTGTGCAGCAGCAGGAACTGCTGTATGTGTTGAATGCACTACTACCACTACAACCACAACAACAACAACAACAACAACTCCTCCTACAGTATGTTACACTTATACTAATGAAACTGCTAATCCACTACTTGGTGTAAACTATACAGATTGTAATGGAACTGTTTTCTCTAATCAAACTATAGATGTAAATAGTGCAATTTGTGCAATTAATAATTCACCATATGGTGGTGATGCTGCATTGTTATTAAAAGGTGTTGAGTGTTCAATTTGATCTAAAATATAATTTAAAGATGTCTAAAACAATAATAGTAAAATTAACTTGTGCTGGCTATAGAACTGGTCCTTTTGATGTCTATGATGATCTAGGAAATGTTCTTGGTACCAACATCTCTAAGGATGACCTTATAGATGGGTACAGTGTGTCTGTAAGTGACTCAGTGAATATTATTGTTTTACAATCTGTTGGTAAATGTCAGACTATAATAGAAATGTCTATTGAAAGTCTTAATGTAGATCAAATAGCAGCTATTACATTCACTCCTTGTAACACTGCATCTCTTTGGAGACATTTAACTAACATCACTTTATATAACAACTACTATGGAAACATAGAGCCTTATATTATAGAATATCCATTCTCATTCCAATCTTATGATGAGATATTACAAAGTGTAAAAGATTTCACTAAGGCCTATAGATATTTCCCTAGTACAGAAGGAGTGTATAGTACAACAAACAGAATAGAAACAGATGACCAATGGTTTAATAAAGCTATTCTATACAACGGTCAACAAACTTCAGGACTACTTGAATTAGTTCCTAAACCCATAAATAACCTACAGAGCTATTTAAACTATCCTATATATAACACTTACAGTAAAACTATTACATATACTAAGAGTGATAACTTCTATCAATATAATACATTCTGGGGACTTGTTAGAGATAAAAACGTACCTTTGTTCATAACTACCTGTGAATCAATGTCTATAGATAAGGTGCTTAATCAAGCTAATATGGATTATGGAAAGAGAAGCTTTAGGAAAGAACCTATTAGATCAAAAAGTTTAAAGGTGAGACATATTCTAGATAACACTTCTACAGCTCATTTAGTTAGTCAGTTTATTGTTGCAGAAGATCAAATCTCTTACAAATAATGGCAAAAAAGTTAACATCAAATAAAGCTAAAGAAATCCTGCATGATAAAACTGTGCATGGACATCCTATTACAGACCAGCAAAGAAAGTTCTTTGGTGCTATAGCTGGTGGTGCAAAACCTTATAAACAAGGAGGATGGTTAGATAAATTTGCTTCAGGTGGAGAATTACAAGGACCTAAGGTTGCTCCAGTGAAGGTAGATGGTACAGAAGTGTTTGAACATGGTGAAGATACAGCAACTGCAGATAGATTAGAGAATGGTGTAAATCCCACCGATCTAACTAAGAAAGGAATTAAATATGCTGAAGGAATTGGTAAAGAAGCATTAAAGAGAGGAAAAGAAAATATTATCACTAGTGATATAGAAAGAGCTAAACAAACAGCAAATGTAATTGGACAAACTGCTAACTTACCAGTGTATACTAATCCATTATTAAGAACATGGGATATTGGTGAATATGATGGAGCTCCTGAAGGAAGCTTTAAAGAAAAGGATTGGGTAAAACATCCTAATGCTTCTATTCCAGGTGGAGAGTCTTTTGATAACTTTAAACAAAGAATGGAGAAAGCTTTTGACTTTGTTGAGAATGCTCCTAAGACTGATGATGTAGTTACACATAGTAAAGTGACAAGAGCATTTAAAGCTTTACATAGTACAGGTGGTCAATGGACAGATGCCACCACTAAAAAGTTTGAAGAGTTAAAGAAAGAATCTAAAGGAAATAGTAAGGCTAAGGATGGAATGAATCTAGAGAAGATACATGATAACTATGGTAAACATGGTAATTATAATGATGCTTCTGCTTCTACAGGTCCTGGATTTGTAGGACTTGGATATAATACAAAAGGAAGAAACTATTCTCCTGCATGGGGTGGACAATTTCAAATGGGTGGAAGCATGCCAGGTGCTGTAGGATTTAGTTATGGAAGAGTAGCAGGTTCTGCTCCAGCTAATGGTAAATATACAAAGAAGACAAAAGCTTCTGCACAGAATGGACAAGAGATGAAGTTCTATCAAGAAGGTCTTGATTGGACTCCTAAAACTATTAGTCAGAATGGCTCTATGATGAGAGGTGATATATCCTCTTCTCCAGGAGTTCTTAATAGATCTGATATAGAAAGAAGATTAGCATTACAACAAGATATTAAAAATCAAAAAGAAATTAATAAAATAGCTTCTCAACCAACTCTTTCTAAAGATGTATATAAAAAAGGAGATACTGCTGCAAGAGCTGCTAGAAACCAAGCATATGCAGATATACATGGTGGGTCTGTTGATGAAAGTGGAAATTATAATGAAGGTGCTCTTAATAGAGCAGCCTCTAGCAAAGCAGCAGCTAATATAGCTGAAGCAGGAAACTTTGCTCTTAACACAATGGCAGCTGCTGAAGGTGTAGGAGCTTTAAGTGAAGGATTGGGAGCATTGGGTAAATATGCTGTAGGAAGTGGAAGTGTAGAAAATGCATTACCTAGAATTGCTGGAATATCAGAAGAAAGTATTCCAGGAGCAGGAGCTTCTGGATCTAGTAAAAACATAGATGTTGTAAAGCAAGCATTGAATGAAAGAATAGCAAGATTACAAACTCCTGAAGGACAATCTAGATTAAAGAATTTTGTAAATGCTAACACACAATGGTGGAGAGGATCTCCAGCATTAACAGAGTTTAGTAAATATAATGTAACTCCTGAATCTTTATTAGGTGATTTACAAAAAGCAGAAGTTGTAAAAGATGTAGATCCTTTTGGTGGAACAGGTGCTATTCATAAACAAATGTATCCTTCGAGTGAAATACCCACTACAAATAGAAGTCCTGTTATTTCTATAGGAGAAGGGTTTTCTCCTGAACAAGCTAAAAATATTGCAGAGCATGAAATTAGTCATCTTCAACAATATACAAGTCCAACTAACATTGACTATAGCTTACGTAATTTGAAATTAAAAGATGCTGGTGATGTATCATCTTATTCTAAGAGTAATATATTTGGTGGAAAAGATTATTTAAAAGACGCAAAAGATTATTTTGAAAAAGGAAGTGGTGGTCAAGAAAAGATGGCAATGTTAGAAGAGGTAAGAAGTGATATGTTAAACAAAGGAGTAATCAGTCATCCTTATGATCCAATTAGTCCTGAAATGATAAAAAGTCATTATAAAGACTATATAAATACTGAGGGAGAACAATATCCATTACGAATGTATGATATTATGGATCCTAATAAAATAGAGAAAAATACTAAGGTGCTGTCTAAAAATATCAATAAACTTTTAACCACTGCACCAGTGGTGGCAGGAGGAGCATATGCTGCTGATCAAGCTGCCACTGATAATAAATATCAACATGGTGGAGCTATTATAGATCCTATGGGACAATGGGCACATCCAGGTGAGACAACTATTATTCCTTCTAATGAAATAACAATGAAAGGAGTGAATTATGATGTTATAGGAGAAAGTAACACTGGAGATAAAAAGTTGATGAAACCAGGAAAGAAATATAAATTTGATGGAGATTATGTCACTGAAACACCTAAAGGTGGCTGGTTAGAAAAATATAAATAAATCATACAAACATAAGATATGAAAGATCAAATCCTTAAAATAGCTAAGGTTAAGAACGAGGCTGAGTTCTACCGTAAATATCCTACAGAAGAATCATTTATGAAAGCTCATGGTAAAGCTTTAAAGAAAGCTGAAATGGGTACTAAGATGGTGAACACACAGTTACACCAACTTACAGACTTTGGTAATCCTCCTATAGCTCAGAATGGTATGGGATTCAATGATTTGTTAGCAAATGCAAATGCTACAAACCAAGGAATAAGTAGAAAGCAATACGATGAGCAATTGAAAGAAGATGCAGCTAGACAAACAGCTATGGATGCTGCTAATGCTAAATCTTCTAGTGGTGGTATAGGTAGTCAGATTGGTTCTATATTAGGTAAAATGATGCCTAGTGGTGGTGGTTCATCTGCTCCTTCATTAGATTTCACAACAATAGATACAGCTCCTTCATTCCAAGAAGGTGGTGAACTTCCTATATTTCAAGGTGGTGGAACTACTCCTGGAGGATTTAACTGGGGTAATTTAGGAACTGCTCTTGGAACTGCTACACAAGGACAAGGTGGACTTGGTAGTGAGTTTGCAAATATATTTGGTGGTAAAGGTACAGCAAATAAACTTACAAACGTTGGTCCTCAAGGAGCTCTTGGTCAAGGTGGTGCAGGATTTGGTGCAGGTTCTGAAGCTGCTGGTATTGGTATAGTGAATGCTGCTCCTCAAATATTACAAGGAGTTCAGCAAATTAAACAGCAGAAACAAAACATGTTGAAAGCTGATCAAGCTGCTGATATTTCTGGTTTAACACTTCAAGCTGCTTCTGGTCGTAAAGAAAGAGTGCAAAATAAATATGTAAGACCTGAAGATCAGTTATTACAACCTGGACAGATGGGAAGTCCTACAGGAGTGGGCACCAACTATCTAGCTCAATACGGAACTAGAATAAGTGGTAATCCAACACAGGTACAAAATACATATGCTCCTAACAATCTATATGGTGATCTTGGATATGAGCCTTTAGAAGAAAGTAATCCTAAACAATACAGAAGAGGTGGTGTTTTACCACAGGCAGAGTTTGGAGACTATTTCCAATCTTCAGGACAAGCTAGTATTGGTTCAGGAGTGGGAAGTGCTATAGGTTCTGCATTCTTTGGTCCAGTGGGTGGAGAAGTTGGTAAACTTGTAGGTACTGTTGCAGGTAATTTACTTGGTGGTGCAAAAGATGCTAACGCACTTAAAGCTAAACAAGCTGAAGCTCAAACTAATGCAATGAGATCAGCATGGGCATCAGGAGCACAAGGTATACAAGGACAAAATGCTTCATTTATGGAAGATGGTGGTAAAACCTCTCCATACGAATGGAATAGTCATACATGGCAACCACAACTAATCACTAAGTTTGGTGAACACAATTTAAAAGATTTATTACATCCTCCACATGATGCAGATATGTTAAGAAGTGGTGGACATCTTAAAGAAGATTATGTAAACCCTAGTGCAAGTGCTCTATCTACAGAAAGAGGACTTATGCCTATTGCTGAAGATGGTACACAGTTAGCTATGGGTGGTGATTTGCAAGTACATCGTGGAAAAGCTGAAACTCTATCTTATAATCCATTCCTACCTCATGGTGGAGAAACTATTATGTTTAGAGGTCCTTCTCATGACAATGGTGGAATGCCTGTTACATATGGAGATAATGGTGTAGAAGTGGAAGGTGGTGAACCAGCTACAAAATTACAAGATGGTGGAAGTCCCACTGGAAGTAATCTAGTAGTGTATGGTAATATGAAGATTCCTAAATTTGGTGCTAATGAAATAGGGGATAAAGATTCTGAAGGAAGGAAGTTTAAACATTATGCTAATGATGTAGCATTAAATGATAAGAAGCAAAATCAAATTATCAATAAAGCTACAGATATAGTGAACAGTTCAAAAGATAACACTGTATTTGATCAATTAGCTTTAAACTCTGGCAAGGCTATGATGATGGGTGCAACAGCTAAACAAAAAGCTAATGCAGCTAAATTAGAAGCAGCAGCTCGTGTTCAGAATGCTATTCTAGATACAGCTAAAGAATTTGGTTATGAAGACTCTGATAAGTTTAATCAAGATGTTATGAAAGGTAAGGTTAAAAATATGGCCAAATTAGGAGCAAGTATTCCTATGGCTCAAAATGGAATTGGTATAGGAGAAGATTATTATCTTGATCACACTGGTACACAATCAGCTCCTCAAAGTGATGCTGATGCAGCTGATGCTAGAATGCAAGCATTGGGATTGGGTAATCCATCTTTTGGAAATGCTGACTTAGGAAATGTAACAGTTACTAGTTCTAAAAGAGGTCCAGCATATCCTAAAGAAGAAGATCTTCCAGGATTAGCTAGTCCAACTAAAGATAAAGGTACTAAGAAGTTTGATAAAAAGAATGCTATTGCTGCAGCACTTGCTAGTATATATGACTTTGCTAGACCTACTAACCAAATGCCTTTAGATACTAATCAGTTAATGGGTGAAATGTATGCTCTAGGTCATAATCAAGTAGAACCTGTAAAAGCTCAAACGTATCAACCTATGTTAGATACTCCTTATAACATTTCTTTACAAGATCAAATAAACTCTATAGATCAACAGGCTAATGCTGCTATTAGAGGTGCTGGAAGAAATCCTGCTGCTCAGGCTCAAATTATGGCTAGTGCTGCAGAAATGAAGAATAAAGTGTTAGGAGAACAGTTTAGAGCAAATCAGGCTCAGAAAGCTCAAGTGTATGGTAAGAATAGGGACTTAATGAATCAAGCTCAGTTACAGAATCTAAATATTCTTGATCAACAATATGTTAGACAAACTACAGCTCAAAGTAAGACTAAGGAACAAAATATTGCTGCTCTTAATTCCATCAGTTCTAAAATTGCTCAAAATAAGCTAGAAAATCTAGCGTCAGGTGTAGAACAAAACAAATATAACTTTAGATTTGACCCTACAACTGGAAAGGCTTATAATGTAAATAGTCCTGCTACATTCAATATCCCTACTGCAGGAGAAGGAACCCCTTCAGTGGATCAAGTGAGCAGTAAGCCTTCTACATTAGCTGATTATGAAAAAGCTAAAGCAATGGTGAATCAGTTTGAATCACAGCTTAAAAAAGATACAAAACCTGCAAGAAATGGTGCTATTGTAAAAGCTTTAAAAACTATCTAATCAATCTTATTATACCAAATTAATCGGAATAGTTATTTCTCTTGGTATATATAATATTTTAAATTACATTTGCTAATTCTACTAATATGGCATCATTTACAGATCAAATATCACAATTTAATCCTTACATCTCACAGCTTCCTATACAGGCTATGACAGAAGTGGGTCAATGGAAGCAACAGCAATATGATCAAGGAGTGCAAAAAATTCAGACACAGATAGATAATGTGGCTGGTATGGACATTGCTAATGAGTCTCAAAAAAAATATTTACAATCAAAACTTGATGATTTAGGTAATAATCTAAGAACAGTTGCTGCTGGAGATTTCTCTAATCAACAGCTTGTTAATTCTGTAGGAGGGATGGCCACATCTATTATCAAGGATCCTATTGTACAAAATGCTGCTGCATCTACACAGAGATTAAAACAAGGAGTTTCAGATAAACAAGCTGCCAATAAATCAGGAAAAGGTTCAGTTGATAATGATTGGTTTTTTGATCAAGGAGCTAATGCTTATTTGAGTAATACAGATGTAAATGCTTCATATTCAGGAGGATATATAGAACATAGAGATCTACAACCAAAAATGATTGAGGTGCTTAAAAGTCTTCATGAAAGTGGTTCAGATACAGAAGTTCCTTGGGCAACTGATGCTAATGGAAATATAGATTATAATAAGACAGCTAAGGCAATGGTTGAGAATGGGTTCAAAGGAATCACTTCTGCAAAAATAGAAAATGCAATAAGATCTTCTCTTGATGCAAATGATCTTCGTCAAATGCAAATATCTGGTATGTACCAGTTTAGAAACTACACTCCAGAAGATTTAGCTAATCATGCACAAGATCAATATAAAGCTGGTATACAAACAGTTACAGATAAGATTGCAGCATTACAGAAATATGCTGCAACAAATTCAGCTAATGCAAATATAGTTAATCAATCTAAAACAGCTATAGCAGAATTACAGAAACAAATTGGAGAAGGTGGAGCATATAGAGGAGAACTAACACAAAAATTAAACAGTCAACTAGCAGCTATTGCTAGAGATCCTAATCAAGTTAAGGCAGATTTATATAAAGAAGGAACTATAAAAGAATTTGCAAATTCTCATTCTTGGGAAGAAAGTGTATTAAAATATGTAAATAATCCAATATTAGATGCAGATCATTGGACTGCTGATTATGGATTAAAACAAAAAGAATTTAATGAAAGAGTTAAACAAGATGCATTCATAAGAAATATTCAAGGAAAACAATATGATCTTGAATATTGGAAAGCTCATGGTGGAACAGGAGAACCATTTGTAGCTGTTGGAGGAAATGAACAACCAGTTAAAAAACCTGAAGATATTGTAAATGGTCAAGTGGCAACTTATACAAATGCTGCAACTGCAGGTGTATCAGCACTAGCTGCAAAAATTCAAGAGAATGCTAGAAAGCTAGGTCCAGATAAAACAGTTGTAGTTACACCCACTGATGTAGAAAATATGATTAATGGATCTTATCATGGTCCTATTAAAAATCCAATTGGTCCTGAATACAAAGCTGCTGTAAATTCTATTTTAGAAAATAGAAGACAAGCAGGGTTAAATGCTGCTGTTTTGAATACAGCACATGAGCAAGTAGAGAATGATCCTGAGATGAAGAATCTTCAAAATGAAGTTAATCAATCTATAGCTGGTCAAAAATCAATTACTATCAAAGATGAGTCAGGTAGAGATGTTACATTTACACCAAGAGAACTTTTTGATTTTGCCCAAAAGCCTAAAACAAAAATTCTTTCTGGAAGAGCATGGGGTCAAGGTGAATTTGTTATAGAAGATTTAAGTAGACTTACTGATAAAGAATTACTATTAAATAAAAATAGTGATAAAAATAAAATTATAGCATGGACTAATCCTATACTTGCAAAAAGACATGAAGCTCTTGATAAATATAATGAAAAATATAATGAAATAATTGCTTCTAAAACTCCACAATATGCTCCTACAGTAACTCCTATTGATACCCCTTCACCAACTGCACAATCAAGATGGTCAGGAATAGCAGATGCTTTAAGTAAGGTAGATAGACATGATGTGGGTGGGTACGATAGTTGGGATAAGAATAAAGTAAATTCATGGTTAGCTGATAAATCTGTAGCAGCTGGACTTAAATATGGTATATATAATGATGGTGTCACTAAACAACTTTGGGTAACTGGTCCTGATGGAAGTGTTCAAAAAAGAACATTAAGTTATACAGATATAGCCCAACTTCCAGAAGCTCAGACAAACAATTCAGTTCAAATTAAAGGCGAGATGATGATGACAGGCGGTACAACAAATGCTGCTAATGAAAGCCCAGAAGGAGCTAAATGGCAACAGTCTGCCTTCCCACTTGCTAAACGTATAACTGTAGTGGGAGATCTTCATGAAGAGTATGGTAATAATAATAAAGTGTTTCCAAAAATTCAGATAAAAACAAAAGATGGATGGATGCCAATACAAATTGATAAAGGAATGTCAATTGATAAAGCCAGTGAATTTTTTAGTGGATTAGATGATGCTAGTATAATAGATATAATTAGATATTACAATCCTAATTTCAAAGGTAAATTATTTTAAAAAAAGAATTCAAGATGCCAGATTTTCAAGGTTTAGATCCAATAATAACTCCTGATACTCCTGTAGAACGTAAGTCTGCTTACAATCCAGCTGCAGTAATTCCACAACTTGATAGTGATGGTGCTGCACCACGCACTAATGGTATGGACCTAATTGATTATTATAGTGATACATCTAACTATAGTAAACCTGATGTTGTATATAGTACAAAAGAATTAATAGATAATAAAAGATATGGTGTTTATAATCCCACTATTGGAGATCAAGAGGATTATCATGCACAAGGACAATCTGGACTAGATAGAGTGGCAAATGCTGGATGGAACTTTGTTAATAAAACAGGAGCATATTTCTTACAAAATGCTGGATTTATATTAGGTGCAGTTCCTGCAGCTATTGGTGGAATAGCTAATTTAGCAAATGAAGCAGTTGGTGGAAAAGGAGATCTTGTTAATAATGGAAATGCTGTCTCTTTAATGACAGATAACTTCATGACTAACCTAGGAGATCTTTGGAAAAACAAAGTGGAAGAAACCAATCCTATATATAAAAGTGCTAAATACACTAATGGTAACATCTGGAGTAAGTTAACTACTTCTAGTTGGTGGTTAGATGATGCTGCAGATCGTCTTGCTCTTACAGCATCTATGATTGCTCCTGGAGCATTAGAAGCTAAAGGGATTGGATTATTTGGAGCAATGGAAGAAGCTGGAGGATTAAGAGCTACAGGACTTGGAGCAAAAGGAATTCAAGCTCTTTCTGAAAATCCTGAATTATATGGTAAGCTTGGTAAAATGCTAGGTAACCAAATATATAAAGTGGCTGGTACAGGAGCTTCTGATTTAGAGGCTGCTACAGCATTAAGATTTAAAGGACTTATACAAGGTGCTCAAAAAGCAGAATTATACACTTGGAATGTAATTGGTCAGTCTGGATTGAATGGTAAAGAAGCTCAAGTGGCAATTAGAAAATCTTTACAAGAACAAAGAGATCAAGGATTAATTAATGTATCAAATGATGAGATAGAACAAAAAGCAGCAGAGGGTGCAATGAAAGGATTTGTTTATACACTTCCTTTAAGTATAGGTGCATCATTATATGAACTTCCTCAGATATTTTCTACAGCAAAAACTGCTCAAAGTGCATTAAAGAAATATTTTAATGCAGAAACACTTGAAGCTTTAGAAACTACAGTGACTAGTTCTAAACCTACAATAGGTAAATTATTAGGAAAGACATTTTTAACAGGGTTAGAGCATGGTCAAAATGAAAGTGCTCAAGTAGCCATTGGTAGATATTTAGAAGACTCTATTGCTGGTAAAGTAAAAAATGGTAGTATAAAGAAAGACCAAGGTGGATTTGCTAGTATCATGACAGACTGGATAGATAATGTTAATGATCCTAATGGTCAGAACAATATTGCTCTAGGTACTATTCAAGGTATGTTAATGACCTTAGGTGGACATGCTAAAAGTATAGCTACAAAAGAATATACAAAACAAGATGAAGCTGCAGAAAACTTTAAAAAAGGAATACTGCAAGCAACTGCTAGAAGAAGATATTTTAATACACCAGATGATATTTTTGAAAAAGATGAGAAAGGTGCTATAGTTACAACTGTTGATAATGAAGGAAAACCTCAACCTAAGTTTAACCAAGAAAGACTTGCTTCATTAGGAGCATCTTTAATGGATTCTCAAACTGAAATATTAGCAAAGGTACAAGCTATTAAAGATGGTAATAAATTAGCATTAGATCAATTAAACTTTAATTCATTAGCTGCATTAGGTCAGAACTTCTTTGATGATCCTAATGGAATGGAATATTTAAATAATCTATTAAGGTTTGAAGCTAAGAATCAAAAAGAAGATATTAATAGAGTGAATGATAATGAAGCAGGTATAGAAATTACTCCTGAAATTCAACTACAAAGAAACATCACTCATGCATTAGAATTGAAAAAGGCACACGATGCTATTGATCAAAGACATGCTGGGTTCACTAGTCTTAATGTAGATAAGAATAATCCTGATGAAGTTAAACTTGCAGGTCAATATATTGAAGGTGTAAAGAATTATCAATACTTCAATGCAGCAGATCAGATATTCTTTAACTCTCAGTTGAGAAAGAACACTGCTGAATTAGCAGGATTAGGAATATTAGAGAAGGTGGAAAAACCATCATCTCCTCAAGAAGTTAGAGCAAATAGATTACTAGATGAAAATGAAGCATTAGAAAAGTCTTTAGAAATTACTAAAGAAGGATATAGATCATCTATAGATAAGACTAATTTTAGAAATACATTTGATGCTGTAAAAAAACAAACAGAAGCTAATAAGAAAATAGTTGAAGATCTTAAGAACAGTCCTAGCACTCCTAACACTGCTGCATCTATAAAACAAGTGGATTTAAATGACACTGATAAAACAGTTGACAAAGAATTAAATGTTGGAGATACATATCCTTTAACTGATCTTGTTCATAGAGAAGATAATACATTAACTCTTGCTCCTAAGATAACTCTTAATGCAGGACTAGTTGATGGTAAATATCAGATAACCAACCCTAATGGAACTACAGAATATCTAACTCCAGAAGAATTTACAGGATATAATATAGCCAATACAGAACATGATCCTGAAGAGCTTAAGAAAACAATGGATAATGCCATTGATGAAACTTTAAAAGATGAGAAGTTCTCTAGTATTGAAAAGCCTACAGAAGGAACTGATAAGTTACAATATATTAATGCATTAAACAATGCAGAGTTAACTGATGCTATAGAGAAGAAGTTTAAAGAAGATAGTCAAGCTGAGTTAGATGAAAGACTTACCAAGCAAAAACTTACACAAAACGATAATCTCTCTAAAGAGTTAAAAACTACTGCAGATACAGATAGTGTTCCTACAGCTGATTTTGATAGACCTTATGAAATAGATCCTAAAAAAACAGATGAGCAAGTAGTTAATAGTACTAGTGCTCCTGTTGAAGGATATTCTCAAAAGACTCCTTTAGCAGCACATCATGTGCGTGCTAATCAGTTTGGTGCTAACTTTTATGACCTACCTGGTAATGATAACTTTCGTGGTGTTATTGTTACATCAGGTAATGAAGCTATAATTGGTGTACCTGGTCTTACACAATGGTTGAAAGATAAAGGTACAGGTGGTGAAGATATTGATCCTAAACAAACTATTGCATTAGTTGTAATGGGAGTAGATCCTGTTAGTGGTGAGAAATATTTTGTAGATGTTAATGGTAAAAAATTAACTAAACCTACATTAGAGAACACTATATATCAAGTGTTTCCTAAAACTTTAACTTGGTCTGGTGGTGGCTCTATGTTTAGAGATACAACATCAGAAGAAGATGTAGAAGCTCTTACAAAAGAATATAATAACTGGAGAAAACAAACATTAGATTCTCCTACATCTAACTTATACCAAATACAAGCATCTTTTGGAACTCCTGATTATGTAGGAGAATTAAGTGCTTCTGGTAAGTTTGAAAGAGATTATAATGCTAGAACTCCTGTAACAGATGCTGGATTAGTTACTGATAAACAACTAAGAACAAAGAGAGTGATAGGTGTTGCTACAAGTGATGATGCTCAAACAAGAGGATCTGTCACTATGAATAACATCAAAGGATTGCCTACAGTATTCACTGCTAACGGAATGGTTAAAGTGGATAATAGACAATTCACTCGTACAGAAGCTACATTAATATATAATGCTATTAATAAGCTTGCCACTAACTTAATTAATGATGGTAATCTTAAATCTGGAGAATCTCAAATGTTATACAACTGGTTAAAGTCAGTTGTGTATTGGGGCACTCCTACAGATGCTCAAGGAAATAGAAAAGAAGCTGGATATAGTAGTGTGTTCTTTGAGAACATGAAATTAAAGATTGGTAAAGATGAACAAGAGTTTTATCTTGATCCTAAAGAGCTTGATAAGAATAAAGAAGCTATTATAGATAGACTTGCTGGATTATACCATAATGTTAATTCATCTTTAACAAAAGGTTCTAAAACAAAACCTTGGAACTCTAAGTATACAGAAATTACAGATATTGATGCTGATGGTATTAAAACCAGAGAGTGGCAGAACTATCAATCATATTTATTATCTCCTAATGATCCAGAAGGAAGAAAAAGATCTAGTGTAGATATTCCTTTGACAACACAAATCAGACCTCTTAAAAATGCTACAGATACTAATAGAAAAGGAATCTATTTTACATTAGCAGATAAGAATAGTAGTAGTTCTGCAGAAGCTTTACCAGCTAAAGAAACTAAGGTGACTACCACTAAAGAAGAGAGTAAGAAGTTTGATACTAATGGAGAAAAGAATACAATTAAACTTTCTGATAAACTTGGAAATGTAGCTATTACATTTAGTGTTGATCCAGAAAAGTTTGATCCTAATGCTGCAATTATTGAAGGTATAAAACTTCCTGATGAGAATGAAGATGGTGCATTTAAGATAACATTAGAAACAATCACTGGTAAATTAGCAGAAATTCCTGGCACTGGTGTTACAGCAGATTCAACTGATGAAGAAGCATTTGCTATAGCTAAGAATCTTATTAGAAATATTATAGCTAAACAACTTAAAGAACAAGCAGCCATTGCTCCTGAAGCCCCTATTACTGCTGAAGCTCCTAAGGTGAATCCTAGCTTACAGCAAAAGATTAATCAGAGAAAGCAACAAGGAGATAGCAAGAGAGGAAGTGATTATAGACTACAGATTAATAGTAACTTAAATAATTTTCAAACAGAAAACTGGAAGAAGGTAGAACAATGGATAGGTAAAACCATACCAAATATTCCTGTATATAAAGTGAATAACATTATTCAAGCAACTAATGGTAAATTAGCTTGGGGTATGTTAAAGGATGGTGCTATCTATTTATATCAAAATGCAGAAGTGGGAACAGCTTATCATGAGGTGTTTGAAGCTGTATGGAAGATGTTTACTTCTCAAGCTGAACAAGATGCTATAAGAACTGAATTTAGAAACAGAAAAGGTTCTTATACAGATGTATTCACTGCTAGAGAGATTAATTATTCTGAAGCTACAGATCAAGATATTAAAGAAAAACTAGCTGAAGAGTTCAGAGATCGTACATTAAAACAAGATGCTCAAGAAGGTAAGTCATTAATATCTAGAATCTTCTCACAGATTATAGACTGGATTAAAACATTCTTTGTTGGAACTAAAGCAGAAGAGAATACAAATAGATTATTTGAGAATATTGGTACAGGTTATTATGCAGAATACTCTCCAAACTTAGCTGGATTATCATTTGCTCAACAGGGTATAGTGAATATAGATAGTGCTATTGGTGATGAAAACAGTGAGTTTAAATTAGCTGGATTTACAGGTGGACAGATTAATGATATCATGCAACACATGACTTATACCACTGTAAAAGATTTATTTGAATCTAATAAAGGATTATTTGATCTTGTAGGTGGTACCACTAATAAAGCAGAAGTTTATCAAAAGCTTCAAGATGAATTAGGTGATTTAATTGCTGAGAATGTTGTTCAGTTAGAAAAGATGACTGATGAATCTCCTGAAGAAGTAAATGCAGCAATTGAGGCAAATAACACTTTATATGGAAATATATTAGATAACTGGGAAGCTATTCAAGCTAAACATGAAGAATATATCAAGTCTTATGGTATTGAGTTTGATGAGAATGATGAGTTAATTCCTACAATGGATAGGTCTAAAGATGATGCATATGGTGATGCTAGTAAAATAGATCATATGAAAAAAGCTAGTGCAGCAATTAAATTATTGCTAGCTAGTCTTCCTGTTACTAATATAGATGGTACTAATAAACTATCTTCTATTGGAGGCTATACATTAGTTCCAATGAGTGAGACATTTATTAGTGTAATGAATAATACACATAATTCTCGTAACATCACTGAAATGGTGAACAGAATTAAAGACATGTCTATAAAAGATTCTAAGTACACTAAGCTTTATAATCGTCTTAGTAAGATGAGAAACTTAGATGAATTAGATAATAAGACTGATTTACAGCTATTGGCTTCTTTATGGAAAACATTTAAGAAACAATCTCCTACAGTTAAGAATGTATATCTATTAGCAAATGGTGATGTACAGGTGGGAGATGCTAACTTTTCTACAGCTGCTAGACAAACACAACAAGATTTTATTGAAGATATTAAAGGATCTATAGATAATGGAAGTAAGTACTTTACTTACAACTCATATAAGAATATATATTATGGTAATGCAAGTGCTATTACAGAAGTAAAACTTGATAGTTTACAATCACAAGTAGACTTCTTAAAAGAACTTGGTATTGAATTTGACTATAAGAAACTATCAACAATGCCTGAGAAATCATTATTCTCTAAGGCAGTGAATGGTATTAGACAGAGTATTGCTCAAGCTAAACAGGTGGTGAGCTTCTCTGGTAAATCATTAGATATTGATAAGCGTTTGCGTCAATTAGCTGAGATTAAAGCTAAGATGGATAATCCTGAATTTAGTAGTACATTCTACAATATTAATGGTGAGATGACTCAATCATTTATTGGAACAAATGCTGCTAGTGATTTATATGATCATCTATCACAAATTGATAACTTAAGCGAACTTACAGGTACACAATATGAATACTTACTAACTGATACATTTAGCAAGAATTCTGACTTACTGTATTCAATGTTTGATAAAGAATCTGGAGATAGAATTGAGACAGATGAGGATGCAGAATTTGATGCTAAACAACTAATGCACACTGGATATGCTGGTGGTGTTATTGATGAAGAAACTGGTAAACAGAAAGAATCATCTAAATTAACTTATAAAGATAGACTGTTACAAGAGATCAATCTTAATAAAGAAGGATACTATTTAAATCTAATTCCTGGTGATGCTGCTCTTGAGTGGATGTTATTCATGGGTAATAGAATTAATACTAGTGATATTCTTACAGACTATAAAGCTATACATGATAAATTCAGAGGATATTTTATAGATGAGTTTAACTTAGCTAAGGAAGATCGTACTGTAGCAAAAAATAGAAACACTAATGACTTACGTTTCTTCAAGGCTATTCTAGGAGAAGAGTTGCACAATGATGTCATCTCTAGACTTGGTACAGCTGAACAAGTGTATGATAGTTTTACTGATGCAGATACTAAAGTTAATCAGATTGCTGAAAAAGTTACAGACTTTATAAATAAAGAAAAAGAATCATTAAAGAAAACACTAATTGATTACAACTTATTAAAGGCATATGATAATGGCTTTAAGACAGAAGGTTTATCATTTGGTAAAGAATTAATGAAACCAGAAGAATTAGAAAGAGAATTAGCTACATTATCTGCTAACTATATTATGAATAATATAGAGCTTCATAAGGTGCTGTATTCTGATCCATATCAATACTCTGATGAATTAAAACGTATCAAAAGCTTTAACTCTCCTAGACAATCTATCATTGCTGATTCTGTAGAAATGAATACAGCTTTAGATAATGTTTGGAATAAGAAATTTGCAAAGGGTAAAATTGGTCATACAGACTTTAATGTAGATTCTTTCAAAACAATAACTCTTGGTGATGTATTTGCTACTAATGATCTACCTAATTATGGTGCATGGGAAGAAACAGATGGTGGTGGTATTATTGCTCTACCTGCACATCGTAACTTTAAAATTAGAGCTGGTGAGTGGGATACACAACAAGAAAGACAATATGAATATGATATTGCATGGGAGAAACAAGATAAAGGTGAAAAGTTAACTAGTGCTGAAAAGAGAACATTAAGAGATGCCAATCCTCAAATCAGACGTACATACACTCCTAGTAAACCTATTGTAACTGGTAATAAAGCAAATGGTCAAAACTATAATGATATTGTATTAGATAAGTTTGCCTTAACTGTCCTATCTTATAGAGCATCAAAAGAACTTAATGCTGAATCTAACGCTGTTAAGTTATATAACAAGATGCAAGCTGAAGGTATTGACTATGCTGTATATAAAAGTGGTAGAAAGGTAGGAGCTGAAGAAGTTCATAACTTATATGATCCAAACACTGGAGATTTTAATGAAGCTCCATTTAATGGAATAGTAAATGTACCATTCTCTATCATGAGTGTACAGTCTGAGGTTCCTTCTAAAGAAGATAACCAAGTGACAAGAGGATCTCAAATGACCAAGCTTTCTACATTAGATTTCATGGCAGCAGGTGTTCCTATTGATTACAAAGGAAGTTATGAAGATTGGTACAGTTTGAAAACAGAAGCTGAAAGAGAAAAAGCTTCTCCTTTATATAAAGAGATAAAGAATAACCAAAATATTCTTGAGAGAATGATTGAAAGTGGTGTTAACTCACTATTGAAAACATTTAATATCGAGAAAGTAGATGGAGGATATAAGTTAACTAATGTTGATAAGTTAGCTGATACATTAAGAAGAGAGTTAACTAGAAGAGAAGTTAATGACAATATCATTGATGCATTACAAGGATTTAAAGATGGTGATGTAGTGATTGAAGCCACTCCTGCTTACCAACAAATTAGAAACATTTTATATTCTATTGCTGATAGAGAAGTAATTAGTCCTAAGATTAATGGTGGTATGAAAGTGCAAGTTCCTTCTACATTATTAGAATCTAATAAGGTGGAAGCTGTAAAGGTGAATGGTAAGAATGCATATACATCTGATACTCTTAAGTTCTATGAAGATAAAGATGGTCAACGCACATGTGAGATTATGGTGGGTAGATGGTTTAAGTCAGATCTATCTGATGAAGAACTTATTAAAGAATTAAAAGATTCTGGTATATTAGAAGGTGTAGCTTTTCGTATTCCTACACAGAAACAGAACTCAATTGATGTATTTAAAATAGCTAGATTTCTTCCTGAAGAGTTTGGTGATTCTGTGGTAATCCCTTCTGCTTTAGTGAAGAAGGTTGGATCGGATTTTGATATAGATAAACTATCTATCTACTTAAAAAATGTAGATGATAGTGAAAGGGGTGTTCCTAGAATGTTATCTTTAAAAGGTGAAGGTAAAGGAAATTTAGAGAATGCTTATATTCAATCTTTACAGAATCTAATTAGTCATCCTTTAAACTTTGAAAGACTTACGACCCCTAACTCAGCTGATCAATTAAAAGGTTTAGCTAAAACAATTGTAGATAAAATGGGACTTGGATCATTTGATTATGAATCCACTGGTAACATGTTGAGTAGAAGATTTATGTCTACATTAAGACATGCATTTGTAACTGGTAAATATGCAATTGGTATTGCAGCTGTGAACCAAACAAATCATTCTTTAAATCAGAGATCTCCTATTGTTCTAGATTTCAATGCTAAGAAAGGATTATTAAGTGCTGCAGATGCTAAGTTCTTAGGAGATGGTAAAATTAAGTTTGATAAGTATAATCAAATAGATGGCAAACCTACATTATCAATGATTAAGAATGCAGATGGTGAATTCATCTCTGATATTCTTGGACAATTTATTGATGGTTATGTGGATATATCTAAAGGTCCATGGATTATGGAATTAGGTGCTACACCAAATGTAGCGTCTACATGGATGTTCTTAACTAAGATTGGAGTACCTATTGATACAACAGCTTATTTCATGAACCAACCAATTGTTCGTGATTACTTACGTGAGTTAGAAAAGAATGGGTATACATGGTTATTTAATACAACAATACTTAATAAAGTTCAGAAGAGATATGTTAGTAGTGGATATTTCACTAGTAAAATGCCTTCTAAAGAAAAGCTACTTGATAATGTAGGAAAAACTAATCTTAGTAAGGTGGATAAGTCTGAGCAAAGATTTATTCTTAATGAGTTCTTGAAATATGCTAAGATGGCTGAACATATGTTTAAGCTTACACAAGGTACTAACTTTGATACAGCTTCATTCAATGATCCATTCTTATTGTTCAGAAAAATGCAACAATTGGATGCTGCTAGAGATAGTATATTTAATTCTGCAGATTCTTTATTAAAGAATTCGTTCCTTGGAAAGTTAATGGAAAATATAAGTGATGTAAGAAATGCTCTATCTACAATATTAAAAGCTGATCAAGGAAGAACAAGAGACATATTAGAAAAAGTTCTCACTCCTTATATAGATATGAATGATAGAGACTTTGTAAGAACTTCTCAAAGAGCTGTAGCTACATTATTTGACTGGGCTGTTCAAACTAATGAAGGATTGAATAAGAAAATTAAGTCTCAGTTAATAGGAAATGATAATACAGCTAAGAAGGTTTGGAACTTTGTTAAGAAGGTTAAAAAAGATACTAACCATCCTTTATATAATAATCAGGTGATTAACATCTTAAAGCCACATTTTGGTGCTCCTGGTGAGGTTAATAACATTCAAATTAGAAATAAGAACAATAAAGTGTATGATCAAAACCAATTGATACATGCATTCCAAGAGTTAAAAGAATATTTGAAAGGGGAAGATAAAGAAGATTTATATAACAAACTTGTTAATCTATCTGTATTACAATCAGGTCTTACTGATTCTAATATATCATTTACATCATTCCTTCCTTATGAAGATATTAAGAGAGTGTATAATGATACATTATCAGATTTGGAACAGTTATCAACTCTTCCAGATTTCGAGAAACTAAATGTATTTGAAAGAACATTCTGGAACTATAGTGATGTTGTTCCTCACATGTCAGCTAAAGCTAAGTATGATCCTATATATAATGAGCGTACATACAATGAAAACATGGCATTTCATGCAGATGTATACAATGCTATGAAGGCTGGTGATATTCCTCAGCTATTAAGAATCAGTGCTTTATCTAAAGAATCAGACAGTGATGTTCTTGTATATACATGGGAAAAGAATATATCTCAAGCTGAAAAAGCTAAGATGAGAAAAGAAGGAGATTTGTCTTATAAAAACAAAGGACTGTTCAAAAAAATTGGTTCATATGATAGAGGTGATGGAAAATTAAACTATATTTACAAAGCAATTAATGCTTGGGGTGATGGTAAGTTTGCTAATGAGTTCTATCTTACACCAAGAAAGTCTGTAATAGATAATGGATTTATCACATCTGATGAGACTATACCAAATGAAAACATCATGGCTTACTTTGGTGGAATACAAAATGTAGAAGGTCTATTAGAAGATGAAGATCTATTTACACAATCAGAAGTAGATACAACCATCACACCAGAAGGATTACCTCCAATTGAAAATAATAACGAAAATAACTGCGGATAATGGCAAAATGTTTATTAGATATTAAGAAAGATATAACAGATTCAGTAAAGATTAGTCTTGCTAAAGATGGTGCTATCCTTTCAGATACCACTGGCTTTTTTCCAAACCCCAGTAAGTCATCTGCATCTATTAGTAAAATTAATAGAGATTTTAAAGATATAGTAATAAAAGAAGGTGAAAAAGGATCTTTTACCATTGACCCTTCTAATGAACTAGCACAGAAATATCTAGATGTGTATAATAGAAAATCCACAGAACTTTCTCCAGAACAAAGAGCTGAGATGGAAAGAGGTGGATATACAGCAGAACAGAGAGGTGAATTCTTTCAGTTAAATGATGAATATGGACCTAAGGCTTCTCAAGAAACTCTTAATATAATGAAAGAGGCTGGAAAGCAAATGGGTATTGATTTCCAGGATTTAAATAAATATGCTAAAGAAACTGGACTTGATATTGATGGAGTGAATGGTGTTGCAGATACTGTTAGAGGTGTTGTAGCACTTGCTGTTGGTAGAGAAAATGCAGCATTAACAGAAGAAGTAGTTCACATAGCTACAGCTATTGTAGAACAAACTGCTCCTCAGTTAATGACTAAGATGATTAGTGAGATTGGTAAATATCAGATATATAAAGAAGTGTTTGATAAATATAGCACTAGACCAGAATACCAATTATCTGATGGTAAACCAAATATTCGTAAGATAAAGAAAGAAGCTGTAGATCAATTGATTACAAGACATATTGTAAATCAAACAGAAGGAAATACAGAACAACCCACTACAGTGGAAAAGGCTAATAGAAACTTAGCTCAAAGACTTTGGGATTCTGTATTAGACTTTGTCAAAGGCTTATATAATAAAAGTAATGTAGATATATTTAGTAAGACAGCTAAAGATATAGCTGCTGGTAAGGTGAAAGGAACTGTATCTGATATTAAAGAAGATGGTGTATATCTTAGCTTGAATAAAGATCAAGTGGATGACTTTTATGATAAAGTTTCAGGTATGGATAATCGTTTAGTATTAAATCCTGCCACTGCTACAGATAAAAGACATTATTTACTTGATGGTGTTAAGAAAATCGCATTAAGTGTTACTGAAAAAGTAAAGGGTAAGAATAACATTGAACGTACTGACTTTCAAAAGAATCAAGATAGTCAGATGCAAGAATGGGAATCGCAAGGACATGGGTTTATAGAGAATGTAATAATTAATGACTTGATTGATAAAGATGGTTATCGTAAACCTGTGTTTACTAATACAACTATTAATAGTCCATTAAATTCCACTATACAAAAAAGTGTAAGATCATATATAGAAGATTTAGTAAGTTCATATCCTGAAGGTACAAGATTTCTTGTTGAAAGAAAGGTGGTGAATGAAAAGGTGAAAGGTATGCTAGCTTCTACAATAGATTTAATTGCAATTGCACCAGATGTAACCACTGGCATTAAAGTGGATATATATTACTGGAAGTTCTCAAATTTAGATAAAACCACTAATGAAGATATTCAACCATTAAAGAAAAAAGAATGGAAAGAGCAAATGGGAGAGTGTTCTAAAATCTTATATAATTATGGGATTAAACCTAATCAGTTGAGAAGAGCTAGAATGGTTCCATTTATTGCTAACTATAGAAACTCTATAAAAGGTGATAATAAAAGCAAACTACTTCTATCTTCTATTGAGGTGGGTAAGTTTGATAATGTAAAAGAAACTAAAACATACTTACTTCCTGTTCCTATTAATACAGAAAATACAGGAAACAAAAGAATAAATGAGCTTGTAACTTCTTTGAATGCTCAATATGAAAAACTTTATAAAGCAGACACTGCTGCTGAAGATAAGTTTAAGAAATTTCTAAGACTGCAAGAACTTTCTAAAGCCACTCGTCATTTGCAAGTGCAGCTAAACTTTGCTCCATTAACTAATGTGGGTGTGAACTTCTTAAAAGATGCTAGTGAAACATTTAAGAGTTTTGAAAACATAGACTACACTAAGTTATCTAAAGATGATATAAATAATAAGCTAGCAAACTTATTAGAGATTAAAAACAGTGCTGAGAAATATACAACCTTAAGTGAGACATTCCTATCACAGTTTCCTAAGGAAGGAATGAGTAAAGAAGACCAAGCCACTCTTTCTAGACTTGATGCAATAGGTGAATCCACAAAAAGGATGATGACCAAAATCAATGATCTACAAAGAGAATTTGTTGTACAACTTGCTCTAAAAGAAGGACTTACAACAGAAGATACTAAATATAGTGCTCTAGATGCAGAGAAAGAAGTTGATGGATTAACTAGGACATTTAAAGAAGGATCTAAACTTCCTGCTAACTTGGTTAAGCTTGGTTCTAATTTAGTTCAGAACTCTAAGAGTATTATCAATATACATTCTAGTAGACTAATTGATGATTTTAGTAATATACTTATTCCATTACAAAAAGAAGCTGATACTCGTGGAAAATCTGCTTTTAGTATGGTGGGTAAAGTTAGTGAGAATAATATTGAACTAATTAAGAAGATTAGTAAAAAGTTTTATGAGGATAGTGAGAATGCAAAGACTAACAAAGACAAGCAATTCTTTTTAGATAATATGGATGTAGATGCTTACATGAAACAAGCAACTGATATTATTAATAAAGGAATTAAAGATATTGATGATACAGTGTTTTCACAAGATGATGAGCAGAATGAGAAAAGAAGAGATGGTCAAAAGAATAAACTAAAGAACAGTTTAGATATTACACGTACATCATTCAATGGATATAGAGAATGGCAATTTAATGATTTGTTCAAAAAGAACATGTTAGAAAGTAAACATCTCTCTCAAGAGTATGTAGAAATGTCTAAGAGTAAGAATGCTTTAGATATGTGGAATTTTCTAACAGCATTGAATAATAGAGGAATTGCTGCAGGTTATCTATCTAATAAAGGAAGTTCTTTCTTCCCATTAATAGAAGCATCTACATTACAAAGACTAGCTAATTCAGGTGATAAACTTGCTGAGGCAAAAGATTTGTTTAAGGATGCATACACTGTAAGAGTTAGTGAAGCAAGAGATTATTCTAAGTTAGATCCAGAAACTCATACACTTAGAAAAGAAATACCTAAACCTTTCACTCGTACAGATAGAGCAATATCTCAATTATCTACAGATCTTAATAAGGTGGGTACTCTTTGGATTAAAGCATTAATAGAATATGAAGCTAATAAACAAATAGAGAATACACTTCTTACACTATATAATGTTGAGAAAAATAAAGGACATGTGGTGGTGGATCAAAATGGTAATATTGTATTTGAAAATGGTGCTCCTAAGATTGACTACAGTAGTAATAAAAATGCTGAGATACTACAGACAATTATTGATGATGGTATATATGGACTAAAGGAAAATCTTTCTTCCATAGGTAATGTTAGTATAAAAAGCATCACTGAAAAGTTTGCCAAGGATAGTGATACTGCTGAACAGAGACAACTATCTGCACAAAAACTATTAAGAAACTCTAATAAACTCATACAAGCACAAGCTGTAGGATTAAAGCTTTTAGTTGCAGCACCTCACTATTTAAGTACACACTTCCAAGGATTTATTAATAGTGGACAGTTCTATACATTTGCAGACTGGGAAAGAAACCATATCAAGGCTGTAATTCCAGGAGGACTTTCTATTGCACAGAAATTATTATTAAATGAAATAGTTCCTCTTACAGATGATCTTTCTACAGAAAAAAGAAGAGAGATTGCATCTAAGCAAGGACTTTATAATTACATGGCAGCTTGGTCATTTAATGATGTTCTAATGTCAACTGCAGCATTTGCTGCTAAAAAGCTTCAGATTACAAATGCATTAGCTTTCAATGATAACTCAATGGTGAGAAATGGAAAGATTGTAAACATTAGAGACTATGTGAGTGCACAAGATAGAGCTGTAAAATATAAAGCAACACAAGAAGAGAGAAGAGCTTTAGAAAGAACATTTGAAGCTAGAGTGAAGGAATTAAAAGAAAAAGAATCACTCACTAACATAGCTCAAGTGAAAGATCATTCTATAGAAATCCCTGGTGTTTCTGATGAAGCATTAGCAAAATATAGAACAATGGTTACTAGTTTTGGTAGAAAGGTGGGAGATCTAATGAGTGAAGATGATAAAGCTGGATATAGAAGAGATACATTGATGAGAAGTTTTGTGATGTTTAGAAACTGGATTCCTAAAGGTATAGAAACTAGAACTGGTGATATACAAAGAAATTTAGAAACAGAAAGTTGGGAATATGGTAGAGCTAGAGCTTTCCTTAAGACATGGGCTCATGTAGGACTTACAGGAATAGCAAGAATGATAGATGTTATGACAGGTACAGATAAGGGGCTTAAGATAATGGATGAAATATTACAACAGAAAAAAGATGATTATTTTAAGAAACAAGGCAAGGAACTAGAAATTACAAAAGAAGAATTCTATGATTTAATGAGACGTGAGCTTGTTAATCAAACAAAAGAACTAGGTGTATTAGTAGGACTTATGGGACTTATATTTGCAGTGGGTGCAGCTGCTCCTGGATCAAATGATCCTGATAAGAATAAATATAACTTCTGGGCAAAGCTTGCAAATAAACTTTCAGATAGGTTAGCTTTCTATTATAATCCTCTTTCATTCCAAAATATGGCAAAAGGATCTTTCCTTCCTGCTATAGGTATATTAGGAGAAGCTGCTAAGTTTATTAAAGCAGCATCTACATTAGGATATGCAGAAGCTATAGGTGATCAAAAGCTTATGGACCATACCCATCCTACAAAATATTTTGTTGATATGTTCCCTGCTGCAAACCAGGTACAGAACGAATGGCTTCCTTATTTCTTCCCTGACATATCTAAAGCAGAGGGTGTAAAAACAACCACCCAATCTAGACAAGAATAGCTATATTATGTAGCATAGTTTGCTACCACCCATTGGATAGATGGATTTTTTAACTACTTTTGTTACAATTAGTGCACTCTGTGCATTTTTTGTTTTACATACATACCTATTACTATGAATGTTACATGTTCTGCAAAAACCTGCCCTGTATTATTAGATTCTGCCTGTGTATTTTACGAGGGTGAGGATTTGATATATATAGGTGTCAATACCAATGATACTCTAGAATTAGCTTTACAAAAGATAAATATTGCTGTACACACTGCTGTAGCAGGAACATCTGGTACCTCAGGTACTAGTGGTCTTAGTTATGGTACAAGTGGTACATCAGGCACCTCTGGTACTTCAGGATCTTCTGGAACTAGTGGCACTTCAGCATCATCAGGATCCTCTGGAACAGCAGGTACAAATGGTACCTCTGGGTCATCTGGATCATCTGGTAGTTCAGGAAGAAGTGGTACTCATGGTACCAATGGATCTTCAGGAACTTCAGGCTCTAGTGGAAGTAGCGGCACATCAGGAACAACAGGAACATCAGGAGTTAGTGGAGATAAATATTTAGGAACATCCACTACAGGTATAAACTTATCATCATTAATGATTGGTGGTAGTATTAGTCTTGTTACACAACCAGGACTAGCATATTCAACTGCACAATTTGTATTAGTTGCTTTTGATAATAATCATTATTTTGAAGGATCTGTAGCAGGTTATGAACCTTTAACAGGACTCATGACATTATATATTACAGAAGTTAAAGGTTCTGGTACATATAATTCATGGATAATAAACTTAGCTGGTGCAGCAGGTGGTAATGGAACAAGTGGAACAAGTGGGACATCAGCTAGCTCAGGATCTTCTGGCACATCAGGAACTGGTGGAACATCAGGTTCATCTGGAACCAATGGCTCTAGTGGAACAGCTGGTGTTAATGGATCTAGTGGAACTAGTGGTTCTGCAGGTATATCTGGAAGCAGTGGAACATCAGCATCATCAGGATCATCAGGAACTACAGGAATTGATGGGTCTAGTGGTACGGATGGCTCTAATGGAACTAGCGGTTCATCTGGAAGATCAGGTACAAATGGTTCAAGTGGTACAACAGGAACAGATGGCTCATCTGGGATAAGTGGTACAAATGGAAGCTCTGGAACTGATGGTAGTAATGGAACATCAGGTTCTGCAGGAACAAGTGGAACTGATGGTTCTAGCGGAAGTTCAGGTAGCGATGGTTCTTCAGGAACCTCAGGTACAGATGGAAGTTCTGGTTCTAGTGGTACATCAGGATCCAGTGGATCTACAGGAACTGATGGTTCTTCTGGCTCTTCAGGATCATCAGGTACTTCTGGAAGCAGTGGGACCACTGGAACATCAGGAACTGATGGTTCTTCAGGAACAAGCGGTACTGATGGATCATCTGGTACTAGTGGATCTTCAGGATCCTCTGGAACTGATGGTAGCTCAGGTACAGCAGGTACAGCAGGAAGCTCAGGTACAGCTGGAACTAGTGGTACATCAGGTACAAATGGTACTAATGGTTCTTCAGGCTCTAGTGGCACTAGTGGGTCTTCTGGAACTAATGGTTCTAGTGGAACTTCAGCATCAAGTGGTACCAGTGGTATTGATGGTCTTGAAGGTGGTAATGTATTGCTTTGGATTTCTGATCCAACAACTGAACCTCCAATAGCAGGATATTTTTATCCAACACCACAAAGTGGAGGTATTGGAACTATTACACAAGTAGAATTTAATGCAACAAATGCACAAGGTGCAAATACAGATGCATGGTTTACCAAATTGCAATCATGGATTACTTTGAACGGTCCAGATAGTGCAATTATGCAAGCTAATCGTTATGGAGGTACTGGTCAAGGAGGTATCTGGGTTATAAATGCTGTAACACATAATGTTGGAGCAGGTACATGGACAGTAATGTTTTCAGCTGATATAGAAGGTCTTGGAAGTATATTAGGTGGTGCAGAAGTGGGATGGTCTTATTTACTTAATGGTAAAAATGGAACATCAGGTACTACTGGGACAAGTGGATCATCTGGAACAACAGGAACCTCTGGATCTAGTGGGACCAGTGCTACATCAGGCTCTTCAGGATCAAGTGGTTCAAGTGGTACCTCAGCAACATCTGGTTCTTCAGGAACTAGTGGATCATCAGGATCAAGTGGTACTTCTGCTAGTAGTGGATCTTCAGGAAGCAGTGGAACAAGCGGAAGTAGTGGGACTTCTGGGACTTCTGGGACTACAGGAACAAGTGGTGTAAATGGTATAGGTGGTGGACAGTTATATTATATAAACCAATCAACAAATACAAATACAGCTTTTGGATCTCCTACATATAAAGAGTTATCTCCAATAGCTACAGCAGCTGCTGAACAAGATGTTACAGTGACTGTAGCAGCAAATGCTTCAGCACAACTTTGGGCAACTTATGCCACTGATTCAGGTGTGCCAAATACTACAACTATTCCTCCTGGTGTATGGGGATTTAATTTAAATATTACATGTAATAGTAATAAAGCATCACAAATTACAGTGTATGCTAAAGTGTACAAGTATACAACAGGTGGTGTAAGTACATTATTATTTACAACAGGTACAGTACAACTATCTCAAACATCTACAACATTTTCATATTATTTTGATTCATTCTATCCAGGAACCACTTTAAATGCCACTGATAGAATTTATGTTCAACTTCTTGCAAATAATTCAGGAAGTCCATCTATTGTATTTGACTTTTATACAGAAGATGGAGCTAACTATTCTTATATAACCACTTCTTTCCAAGCTCCTTCTGGTACTTCAGGTACAAGTGGAACTAATGGAAGTTCAGGAACTTCAGGTTCTTCAGGATCTAGTGCAAGTTCAGGAACTAGTGCTACAAGTGGATCTAGTGGAACGAGTGGGTCATCTGGTACTTCTGGTTCTAGTGGATCTTCTGGGTCTAGTGGAACAAGTGCATCTAGTGGTTCTTCAGGATCTTCAGGGTCCTCAGGTACTAGTGCTAGCTCTGGTTCATCTGGTACAAGTGCCTCTAGTGGATCAAGTGGAACTAATGGCTCTAGTGGTACATCAGGTACTAATGGATCTAATGGTACAAGTGGTTCTAGTGGAAGTAGTGGATCAAGTGGATCTTCAGGTACATCAGCTACATCTGGATCTAGTGGAAGCTCTGGTACAGCTGGCTCTAATGGTACATCAGGAAGTGCAGGAACTGGTGGTTCTAATGGAACATCAGGTTCTGCAGGAACATCTGGAAGTGCAGGTACATCAGGATCTTCAGGATCTTCTGGAACAAGTGCAACCTCAGGAAGTAGTGGAACGAGTGCTTCATCTGGTTCTAATGGAACATCAGGCAGTTCAGGAATATCAGGTGCTAATGGAACATCAGGAACCAATGGTTCCTCTGGAACTTCAGGAAGCTCAGGAACCAGTGGGTCTTCAGGTAGTTCAGCATCTAGTGGTACATCTGCTTCTTCTGGTACCTCAGCATCTAGTGGATCTTCAGGAACAAGTGGTTCTGCAGGTACGTCAGGAAGCTCAGGAAGTTCTGGTGCTGGTACAATAAGTGGTACAACAAACTATGTAGCTAAGTTTACAGGAAGTACAACAATAGGCAATAGTACAGCTTATGATGATGGTACAGGGTTTATGGTTAATACTACAACTAATGGTGGAAGGCGATTTGTAGTTTATAGTGCAAGTGCGGATAATCAAATGGCAGTTACAGGAACAGGACGATAA